CTTAACTAATTCTTTTAGTAATGTATTATTTACAGGCGCAACAGCAAAAACAAATATTGGATTAAACGGTATACAGGTTAGGGGTAATAAAGGTTTTGTTGCCCTCGGAGATGTTGTTCCCGGGTCCGCTAACGCGGTTGCTCAGGTATGGGGTAACACACAAGTATTCGGTACTTTAACAAGTAACGCTGCTCGTACTTTTTCAGATAAAAATCTAAAAGAAAATATTATACCAATTTCAAATGCTTTAGACACGGTTTCGAAATTGGAGCCTGTTTCATTTAATTGGAAGCCAGATATGCGGGGTGTAGATTTAGGAACGCGCTATGGGTTTATAGCTCAGGACATGCAAGAAGTTCTACCTACTATCGTAAAAGAAGAAGAACATCTAACGCTGGAGCACAATAATATTATATCAATAAATACTGCGGCTATTAAAGAGTTAGTAAATGAAATAAATGAACTTAAAGACGAAATAAAAACATTAAAAGAAAACAATGGCTAGAATACCTACTTATCAAAAAGATGTAAATATTTCGGACCTTGATAGCTTTCTCGGTACAGACGGAGACAGCAACGAGTTAACTACCAAAAACTTCCATTTAGGAGATGTAGCTAATTATGTTATAGACAAGCTTATAGACCCTGACGCGACGGATTTTCAAATACCTGTATTTAATCAAAGCGGCAATAGAATAACAGGATCTATAATGAGTCAAGACAGTTCGCTTTCAAACGGCGTAGCTGGTACTAAGATAACTATAGCTGGTAACACAACTACTACAGGTAATGTAAAGATAGATACGTTAACATCTGGGTACATACCTTTTGTTAATTCACCAGCAGGTAACGTATTGCGCGACTCTGGTTTTTATCAAGTATCTGCGCCTGTTACTGCAGACAAAGCTATTGGTTTAAATACAACTAAACTTGGTAGTGTTTACGGTGAATATCCAGATTTAAGAGTTGCATCTAGATCTTTAAATGATCCAGGTGTATTAGATTTATTTAGACCAGATGGAGATGTTCAAGCTGGCGACAGGGTTGGTATTTTGCAGTATAGTCTTGACGATCAATCTGCATACGCTGTAGCGCAAATAGAAGTAAAAACAATTGGTAATTCTGGATCTGGCAACTCAGGAGGTGGTAAATTTTGTATTAAAACATCTACAAATGTTTCAGGCGCTCAACCAACAGAAAGACTTTGTATAGACAATACTGGAGCAGATTTTTCAGTACCTATAAATGTAACAGACTTAAACCAATCAAGTTTTGCAGGTCAAGTGACAATACCAACTACCCCCGTAGCAGCAACTGATGCAGCTTCTAAAGCTTATGTTGATTCACAATTTAGCGGCGGAAGTGTAACAGGAACTGGCACAACTAACGCGCTACCCATATGGTCAGACGGACCAAACGGAGTTTTAGGGGATTCGCCTATAACTCAAATATTAGATTTTGGGGGTAATGTTAAAGAAATAAATATAGCGACCACATCAGGTAATGCAGCTCATTTTGACATAAATGGGGCAGGCGGCAAAGTAATTTTTGGTCTTCCATCCTCTACTCCGGCATTCGAACTAAAAATTGACAATACTGGTTATTATAGCCGTAACTTTCAGATGCGTGGAACTTTAGCTGTAGGAAGATCGCAACAATCCACAGCCGCTACTTTAGACGTAGGTAACGCAGGGGATCTTTACCCGGCTGCATTGTTTAGACACGGTGTTGTAATATCAAACAACCCATCAGGCGTTCAAGTTGACAACACGTCAATGGTTATTGGTGCTGGTAACAACGACGTTGTATATGGGTCTGACAATTGTTTAGTTGTAGGTAACAATAATAGAATACTAGAAGACTCAGACAACTCATTAGCAGTAGGGCAGGGCAACACCATCACAAACAATTCTGATAACTCTTTTGCTATAGGGCAAGGCAATACAATAGATGGATCCAATACCGGAACAAATTCTGTTAGATCTCAAGTATTAGGATATCAAAACTCGCTAACTGGTTCCTTTTCATCTCTTATAGCAGGTGGTCAAAACACAGTTACAACAAGTCAAAACGCGGTTGCTTTAGGATTTAGCCACACATTATCTGGTGCTGATTCTATGTTTGCTTTTGGCGAAAACAATACTGGGCCATCAGGGGCTAATGACAACAACTCATTTATGATTGGGGGTAACCTGACGGGAACCGATGGCACCATGGCGTTAGGCTTTAGAAATGACACATCATCTTACCCTGCTACAGATTATTCTAATGGATTAGGTAACACTAAATTCGCGGTATCAGTAGGAACAGTTACTAATTCCAATGCAATTATTATAACTGAAGGCGGTGTTAATAGAGGTGGCGGCGTTGCTCAAGTGCCACGTGTAGTGCTTCCGACAGTTGTAGAATTTAATTTTGCCAATGATGCAGACGCTGCTTCTAATGGTATACCTGTTGGTGGAATATATCATCATAACGGTAATTTAAAAATAAGAATAATATAATATGGCTAGAATAAGCACATACGCTTTAGACGCTAAACCGGATTTAGCAGATAAAGTATTAGGAACAAATACATCCGCAGGGGCAGCCAATCAAACAAAGAATTACTCTTTGAACGATATGGTAAAAATGTTTAATAAAGAAAATGCTATTGCCATCGCGGGGCAAGCTATATTTGAATTTCAATCAGACAAATTATTAGATGGCAGAGATAGCGGTACTATTAGTTTTAGAGCGGGAGAAGGTATTGATACCCCTTTTCAAAATATAGGCGAATTATTTATAAGTATTAAAAATAGCGGCAATAAAAGAATAATTGAGCTATTACAGACAATGGTCAAATCCAGAATTATATTGTGTCAAACAGACGATATAAATAACTTTGGCGCTTATTATTTAGACAACTTATTACAAGATTCAATAGAGACAGATTTTTATGTTGCTACGTTAGCGCCCGATCCTGATATGGTAAATGGCGTTATAAAAGAGAATAAATATTATGCAATAGCGGAATACTTTAAGCAAGATGCGTTTGAAGTGTGGGACCAATCATCAGCATCTAACGTTTGGGCTATAACACATACACTTGACAAAAAACCGTCAATTACAGTTGTAGATTCTGGAGACAATAAAGTATATGGAAAAATAGACTATATAGATAACAATAACTTAACAATAACATTTAACGCCGCATTTTCCGGCAAGGCTTATTTAAACTAACAAATCATGGCAGACATTAAATTTTTAGCCGGTCTCGATATAGACGGCAATATTAACTTAAACAAAGGGCAGCTACAATCACCGGTAATTCACCCTTTATCAGCAAACCCCGCATCTCCCGAGGTAGGACAGTTGTATTATAATACTGGCGACTCTGAGCTAAGAATATACACTAGCGGCGGTTGGATCCCAGTAGGGGCAGACACGGATAACTATGTAGATGACGGTTCTTATAGCGGTGGTACTTTAACATTAGAGAGAACTGGTACACTTGGGGATATTGATATTAGTGGTTTTCTTGAAATAGGTACAGGCGCAACGCAAGCTTTGGCAGGTAACACAACTACAATAACAACCACTCAGGCTGCTGCGATAATTACTAATAGCGGTAAAACATCCTTTCCTGGATTTGGCACTACAGCTGGTACAGCTTTAGAAGGAAATACAATAATACCCGCAGACAGTTTATCAGATGTTCTTAGTAGAGGCAATACAACAGGTGGTACTGATATTGAAGTAGAAGCGGGAGACGACATCACACTAACCGATTCGTCTAAAATTATAATGGATTCAGATTTCCAAATATATAAAACTCTTGGGAACAATGCTATTATATCAGAAACTGGCTCAGGCGATTTATTGCTATTGTCAAACAATGAGGTTGAGATTAAGTCAGGGGAACTTGGAGAAACATATGCTAAGTTTACAAAAGATGCGGGTATAGAGCTTTATACTAATGATAGTAAAAAATTCGAAACCACCTCAACTGGTATTACTATAACCGGTAAAGGTTTATCTACAGCTACAGCGGTAAATGACGCTAGCACAACATTAACCACAAAGGGTTATGTTGATGGGGAGATTAGCTCAGCTATTGCGGGCCAACTTGTTTTCCAAGGTGGGTATGACGCAAGTACAGACCCTCCAACTGGAACAGGAATATTAAAAGGTTATACATATGTTGTTACCACTGCTGGTAGCGGTACAGGCGGCTCTTTTTGGTCTGTTCCATTAGAAGTTGGTGATCTTATTATAGCCGAAAGCGATCAACCTACAACTGAAAGCGACTGGACAGAAGTTAACAAAAATATTGATATAGCAACTACCTCAACAGTTGGTGTTGTTCAGCCTAGCTCAGATAACTTTGCTATTAGTGGTACAGGATTGCTTACTATTAAAAATAACGGCGTTGCTCTTGGCACAGAAACAACTGGTAATTATGTGGCCTCTTTAACGGGCAGTACAAACGTAACTGTCTCAGGCGGTACAGGCGAAGGGTCAACACCTTCTGTTAGTGTCCCTAATTCAAATATTGATGCCAGAATAACCAATAGACAATATGCAGGTTTGATTGGTAATGGCTCATTAACAGATGTACCCGTAACTTCCTCAACGCACGGGCTAGGAACTGATTCATCTCAGTTTATGGTTCAGCTTGTACAAGTGTCTAATGGCGAAACAGTTCATGCAGAAGTAACTAGAGGTGCAAGTGGTTTAGTAACAGTTGGATTTACTACAGCACCAGCAACAAACGCTATTAGAATTTTAATTAATAAAATAGGATAATAAAATTAAATTATGTCGGTAAAACATTTATCAGATATTTTAGTAGATGGGAAGATCGGTGTTGGCACCGACTCTCCCACTGCTCAAATAGAAATAGCAGATAGTAGTGATAATACATCTGGCCTTAGGTTCAAAACTGTAGGCTCAGGAAATCAAGATAATGTAAACTTCCACTTCCAGGGTACAGCTGGTAGTGCTCCTTTTTATATATCAAGAGCACAAACAGGCGGAGCGGAGATACAGCTGCAGAGAGATGGCGATATAATACTTAACGGTAACAACGGTGATAATACCGGAATTGGGACAACCCAGCCATCAGCAAAGTTAGATGTTAATGGTACAACTAGATTCAGAAGCAATTCAACTTTTAACGCTGCTTTATATGTGGGCAATTTGAGCATGAGTATAGAAGCTCAGCCTATATCAATAGGTGGGTTTGGTGATATTAACGCAGCAAGCTGGGCGCAAAATACATCTATAAGTGGATTAACATTAAAAAGCTCAGGCGTAACATCAGGATCCTATACTAACGCTAATATAACAGTAGACTCTAAAGGTAGAGTAACATCTGCTTCAAACGGTAGTAGCTCTGGCGTTGGTGGATCGGGCACAACTAATTACGTGCCTAAATTTAGTAACAGCTCAACATTAACTAATAGTATAATAAGAGATAACGGATCTAGCGTCGCTATAGGAGCAACACCGGAGTTAGCTAATAAGCTTTTAGTAAATGGCAGTATGAGAGTTGTAGATGATATATATCTAAACACTGGAACGTCAAACTCGATAAAAGGTACTAGCGGTGGTGTTGAGATTTATACTAATCATGTCAAAAAGCTTGCCGTTAAATTCGGAGGAGCAACAGAAGTGTATGATGATTTAAAAGTAGATGAAGATGTGCTTTGTGAAACTATAGGTAAAGGCTTAGTATTAAGATCGCCAAACGGAACAAGATACAGAATAAAAGTAGACAATAGTGGTAATTTATCAACAGAAACCTATTAATAAGAAATTAGATTACTTAAGAATTAGGTAATTATATAACCAATAGTAATAATTAAAACCAAAACCAATGACACTATATTACCAGACTAATACGTGGACTAGTCAACCACAACCAACAGAAAAAGCCGTAGAAACCTGGAAACACGCATCCACTAAGGCTAACTGGCGTATTGTTCAGTTACCAAATGGATTCTACCAAACAGAAATAAAAGTACCAGACGAAGATTCTTGGAAAGATATTACAAGGAGAGAAACTATCGAGGGTGCAGAAGCGGCAATTGACGGATCAATTCAATATTATCAGAAAAAACTTGATTTTATAAAAGGCCCTAAAGTTGTAAAGACTTTTGAAAAAGAGTAAATAATTTAAAATTTAATTTAATGGAATTTAATAACCCTAGTGAGATAGTTAAAACTCTCACATTTGGCAATGAAGCCAAAGAGCAAATTATGCAAGGCGTCGAAAAATTGTCAAACGCAGTAAAGAGCACGTTAGGTGCTTCTGGAAAATGCGTTATATATGAAGACGCTCTTGGAAAACCGGTAATAACAAAAGATGGTGTAACCGTTGCGGAAAGCGTAGTCTTATTACATCCGGTTGAGAACATTGGCGCAACACTCATAAAAGAGGCGGCAAGCAATACGGTAAAAGAAGCCGGGGACGGTACAACAACATCAACTGTCCTCGCGCATTCTTTACTAAAAACAGTTAATGAAAATTTAGATGAAGAAAAAGTTAGAGAGCTTAAAAGCGGCATTGCTACTGGTGCTGAAAAAGTTATGGTTTATCTTGATAAAACCAGTATTGAAATTAAAGGTGATATGCTTAAGCAAGTTGCTGGTATTTCATGCAACAACGACTCAGAGCTTGGAGATAAAATTGGACAAGCTTATGAAAAAGTTGGAAAAAATGGAGTTGTTCTAATGGAAGAATCCGATACAAATGAAACTTATGTTGAGTTTGTTGATGGAGTTCAATTTGATAGCGGTTTAAAATCACCGCATTTAGCTACAGATAAAAATAAGGGCTCAGCTACATTAGAAGACCCATATATACTTATAGTTTCTTCACCTATACCCAATATACGAAGAATACAAAATGTATTAGAGTTTGTAATTAAAAATAAGAAAAGTTTATTAATAGTTGCAGACGTAGAGCAGCAGCCGTATCAAACGTTATTAGCTAATAAAGTAAAAGGCAATATAAAAGTAAATATTGTTGACATACCAGGCTTTGGCCCAACTAAACAGCAGACGCTTGAAGACCTTGCTATATTAACTGGCGCTAACATAATAAACGAGGAGTTAGGGGACGATTTAGACCTCATAGACCCTGATGTATTAGGCAAAGCGTTTAAAGCTGTTACAGACGACAAAAACACTGTTCTGCAAGTAGCCGAAGCAAATGAAGAGGTTGCATTAAGAATAATGGATGTTGAAAAGCAAATAAGCGAAGAGACTAATCCGTTTTTTAAGAAACAATTAGAGCAAAGGCTATCAATGCTTACCGGTCAAGTTGGTATAGTTTATGTTGGAGCAGACTCTAAAGTTGAATTAAAAGAAAAGAAAGATCGTGTTGAAGATGCGATTTATGCGACGAAAGCCGCTTATAAAGAAGGTATAGTCCCGGGCGGGGGTGTAGCTTTGCTAAATGCTTCTACACTGATTAAGCCGAAAAATAAAGGTGAAGAGATATTGCTTGCTGCAATAAGATCACCGTATGAGACTATATTAGAAAACGCTAATATGCAAGTAGTTTATCCTCAAATCAAAAACAGGGGTATAGACGTTAAAACAGGTAAAGATGTTAATATGATTAAAGCCGGTATTATAGATCCGGTGTTAGTTACTAAAACAGCTTTAAAGAACGCAGTAAGTGTTGTCAATACAATTATATCTGCCGATTGTATAATCAGTAATAAAAGATTAGCATGAAAGCAATAAATCATTTTGTAATTGTAGATAAAATTAAAGAGCAGCCAACAAAAGTTGGTGGGCTAGAGCTTACTGAAAAACAAAATAAAGACGTTCGTTACGTTAAAGGTAGAGTAATAAGTATAGGCGACCAAATAGATATACTGCAAGACGGTGATTTTGTTAGATATGACAAACACGCTGGGCATGGAATAGAATGGAACGATCATTTGTATTATGTGCTAAAAATTTCAGATATAGTACTTATAGAATGAGGCTAACTGGAACAGATCTGCAGGATATGAATTTGTTAAAGTATTACAGGCTTATCAGAAGGTGGGCCTGTAAGACTTATGACTTAAAAGATGCAGATTTAGAGCTACTTATTTACTTAGATTGCAAAATGCTTTTTACACGTAATGATTTTATTAATGGTGTGTACACCTATAGCTGGGATAAAAACCGGTGGGAACGCTTAAGGCGGAATGGTTGGATTGATGTATTTAAAGAAAGAAATAGGACTACTTCAAAGTATGCTGTTTATAAAACATCAAACAAATGCAAGCTTTTAATTAAAAGAATATACAGAATAATGTTAGCAGAGGAAGATTTGCCAACATCTGAACGAAGTACATTTTATAAAAACAAAACATATACGGATAAAGTTTATAACAAAGCTATTGACGATATGATTAACGATAAAGAACGATGAGTTTCAAATTAAAGTCTAAAGGTGAAATATTCGGTATCAACGAAGAACTATCTGAGTTTGGTAGACCAGTTTTTGAAAAAGATTTAGGCGATGGTATTATAGCAGAAGCTAATCGTGATGGTACTACTTTTGTAAATAAAAATGTAAGCGAAAAAGAAAAGCGTGATTCTATTCCCGAAGAAAATAATCACCACGACCAAATGATAACAGGCCGTTTGCAATATACAAACGAAGAAGTTACTTGGAAAAAAGATACAAAGTCACCAGCTAGAGTATATCAGCGTGTTGGCGGAAGAATAGTAAATAAAACAACAAATGAGCCAGAAGGCGGTAACCTTGAATGGGAAGCTGAGGCTAAAAAAGCATAATTATGGCAAACCCAATTACAGCAATAGCATCTCGCTCATGCGCGAAGAACTCTTTACTTAAACAAACCGAAGATGATTTGTCTAAAGGATCATCTACTAGAGAGGTGTCAACAGCAGATGTCCAACAAAATATTGGCGGTGGGCGAGCTATATCGGGTGATCAAACCGATACTACAATAACCACGCCAGGCTCAGGGGGAACTCCTGCGGACCCGGGATCGAGTGGTAGAGTTGTTAAGGCTGCAGAAAATCAAATGTCGGATGAGGCATGGAAAGAATATTTAGCCAAAGAAACAGCGGAACAAAAACAAAAAAGATACGCTAGAGAACAGGCTGAGGGCCTTAGAGAAGGCTATAAGCCCCCAACACCAGCAACCCCAGGCACCCCTCCAACATCTGATACCACTCAAGATTTTGAAATGGATCAAACACAGGTTAAAGGCCAAGAAAACCTAGACTTGCGAGCGGACATACGCCAAGAAAAAATATTAAACAGATTAGACAGGCAAGCTGAGCGCAGACAAGATCGTTTTGAAAGAAAAGGTTTAAGTGGCAAAGACAAACGAGCTATGCGCAAACAACAAAGAAAAGATCGCGCAGCAAGCAATATAGAAAGACAGCAAAATGTTCAAAACTTAATTGCTGATCGTAGAGCTTTAAGAGACTTGCAAAGAGATCAAGGTAGTTTTGGAGGCGAAAGCTACGGAGTTGGAAATGTTACAGAAACTAAAGAAGGTGTTGTTGATAGAGTTGCAAAAGAATCTTTTACACCTACACAAGTAACTTCAACGCCTAGCGGTAAAACAAAAGTAGGCGAGGTTATAGAGGGTATTGGTGATGTATTTGCAAAGAAACCAGAAGGCACTGCTGTGGGCAATGCTCTTAGAGGTGTTTTTGGAAAAAAAGAAGAAGGTAGTTTTGTCGGCAACTTATTACGTGGAGGCAAAAAACCCGCACCACTTCAAAAAAACTATTTTAATAAATAAGATATGTACGATCAACAACCAGCAAGTTCTATGGTGCAAAAGCTCCGTAAGACAACAAAAGGCAAAGGGCGTCATTTTTTAACAGCCGAAGAAGGTGCTGGTATGACAGCCGCTGGCCGAAAAGCTTACAATAAAAAGACAGGCGGTAATCTTAAAGCACCTCAACCAGGAGGTGGCAAAAGACGAACGTCTTATTGTGCTAGATCAAAGGGCCAAATGAAACAACACGGTATTAACTGCTCAAAAACGCCAAAGAAAAGAATTTGCGCGGCACGTAGAAGATGGAAGTGTTAAAACATATATTAGGAACCTGCGGGGAAGCTCACGTGAATCTATCACATGTGCTTTTCATTGCATTAATAATTTTAGCTTATGGAGTCAAGAGGTCTAGGCGATACAGTTGAAAAAATTACTAAAGCTACAGGTATTAAAACTGTAGTCGATAAAGTGTCCCAGGGTTTGAACATTCCCTGTGGATGTGGGCATCGTAAAGAAAAGTTAAACAAAATGTTTCCTTATAAAAAATAATACAATGGGATATAATAAACCAATTACAGCAAGAATTCAACATTCCACAAATAAGGGAATGAAAGTACAAGAGCCTTTACTAGATATGGGATCTCCAGCAACGAAAAAAGAATTAAATTACGGTGCAGACACAAGTTTAACAAGCGGCGTTGAAAACAGTAAGTTTGTAGACATAAATAAATCCATGGCGGATGGCTTAGATTCTTCTAAAGCACCAACATCGCCAGAAAAGCAAACAAAAGGTCAAACAGATACATTTGGCCCAGGGGGTACTGATCCAAATCCTAAGCTTTATGCTGGCATTGTGGCTGACGCAAAAAAACAACCAAAAGCAATGGTGAAAAGTCTTGGCCCAAAAGGTGTGGGTAAAAACTATAAAAACGGATATTACGGTAAATAATGAAAAAAATATGGGAATGGCTTACCGGCGGAGTAATTAAAGAAGTCGGTGATGTCATTGATAAATTAACTACAACTAAAGAAGAAAAATTAGAAGCTCAGCGATTAATAACTGAGATACTAGAAAAAGCAGATAAAGAAGCGCAAGAGCAAGTAACAGCAAGATGGGAAGCGGATATGAATTCAGATTCGTTTTTATCTAAAAACATAAGGCCTATGGTTCTTATATATTTAACTGTTATATTTACAGCACTATGTTTTTTTGATGGTAATATAGGAGAGTTTAAAATAGCTGAAGACTATATACCAATTTTTCAATCTTTATTAATAACAGTCTACGGGGCGTATTTTGTTGGGCGTACCTGGGAAAAAGCAAAGAAATCCAGCAATAACAATTAAATTAAATTAAATGGCAAAAAAAGAAAAGCTAACAGCAGAAGAACTAGAAGTTCTAACAAACATTATTAAGCAATTAAATAGCGTTCAATCACAGATCGGTGGATTAGAGTTACAGAAGCATGAGTTATTACATACATTTGCTCAGGTTAAAACAAAGCTTGATGAGCAGCAAAAAGAGTTGCAAGATAAGTATGGTGACAAAGTGATTGATATTAACACCGGTGAACTACGTGAGCCTGCTAAGGAAGATTAGTATAGGGAAAGACTATAAAAATGACGCCATGCACTACTCTGTTGGACAGGAAGTGTATGGTGGTCATACTATAGTTAATATTATAGAAGAAGAAGAAAAGTACTCTATCTATATTCAAAAAGGTAAAGATATAATACCCTGGAAAGACTTTAATAAAAATATGGCAATAGCCATTGAATACAATATTGATTACTAATGAAAGGTATTTTTGATTTTGTTGTAACTCCTAAAGACGATAGATACAATAATACTAAAACAATAGGCGACAAAAAATTAATATTAAATACAGAATTACAAAACCATAATTTTGTTTCAAGAGTTGGTGTGGTAATGGCTGTACCTAGTCATAATCCAACAGGCGTACAAAAAGGAGACGAAGTAATATTACACCACAATGTTTTTAGAAGGTTCAGAGATATTAAAGGTGAAGAAAAAAATAGCAGGAGTTATTACAAAAATAATTTGTATTTTGTTTCTCCTGATCAGATATTCGCATATAAGCGTATAATAAAGTGGATTCCACTTGAGGGGTTTAATTTCGTTAAACCAATAAAAGAAGACAAGATGTTTTCTATAAACTTTGAAAAGCCATTAATTGGTATACTTAAGTATAAAGACCCAAGTCTAAAAGAAGCTAAAGAAGGTGATTTAGTGGGTTTTAAGCCAGGTGCTGAATATGAGTTTTTAATTAACAAAGAAAAATTATATCGTGTTCCAACAAATCTAATTACAATTAAATATGAATATCAAGGAAACGAAAAAGAATATAATCCAAGCTGGGCAGCGAGCAGTTGAGGAATTAATAAAAGTAGCTAAAGAACCTATAGTTGATTCAGATGATGATATATCTGCTGATAGGCTTAAGAATGCGGCTGCCACAAAAAAGTTAGCTATATTTGACGCTTTCGAGATATTGTCTCGTATACAAGATGAAGAAGCTATATTAGAAAATAAACCTAAAGAAGAAGAGAAAGCAAAAACTTTTTCAGGGTTTGCAGAAAGAAGATCTAAATAATGTACGAGCAAAATTTATACAGAGTAGAGACTCCTATAAAAGCTAATACAATAGCTAGATTAAATAAATCAAAAAAGTGGAAGTACGGTTATAACAAAGAGCATGACATCGTAGTTATAAGCAAGACCGGACAAATTGGTGAAATATATAATATTCAAAATTTAAAAATTGCATTACCAAAAACTCCCACTAAAATAGACAAGTCACAGGATAAATGGGCTGCAGATGAGTACCCTAAGGAATTAAAACGAATACAAAGCGTTTTTGATTGGCGGGAATATCCAGATGACTTTAAAGAAAAATGGGAACCATATATAGATGAACAATTTAAACGCAGAGAAGAAGGCCATTGGTTCAATAATAAAGGTGTGGCTACTTACATTACTGGCACTCACTTTATGTACTTGCAGTGGAGCAAGATTGACGTTGGGAAGCCAGACTTTAGGGAAGCAAACAGACTATTCTTTATATTCTGGGAAGCTAGTAAAGCCGACTCACGATCTTATGGAATGTGCTATCTTAAAAACCGTCGTTCAGGATTTTCATTTATGTCTTCAGCAGAAACCGTTAATTTGGCAACAATTACATCAGATGCACGGTATGGTATCTTGTCAAAGTCTGGAGCCGATGCTAAGAAGATGTTCACAGATAAGGTTGTACCAATATCCGTTAACTACCCCTTCTTTTTCAAGCCCATCCAAGACGGTATGGATCGCCCCAAGACCGAGCTTGCCTATAGAATACCAGCCAGTAGACTCACTAGAAAATCCATACAAAATAAACAAGACCAGGAGTTACTTGAAGGATTGGACACAACGATCGACTGGAAGAACACGGGTGATAACTCCTACGATGGAGAGAAGCTTAAACTCCTCGTCCACGATGAATCGGGCAAATGGGAAAGGCCTGACAACATCCTCAACAACTGGAGGGTTACAAAAACAACATTAAGGCTAGGTAGTAGAGTCATAGGTAAATGTATGATGGGTTCAACCTCAAACGCGTTAGACAAAGGCGGTGAGAACTTTAAAAAACTTTATAATGACTCAGATGTTACAAAAAGAAACCGCAATGGACAAACTAAGTCAGGATTATATTCTTTGTTCATACCTATGGAATGGAATTACGAAGGATTCATTGACGATTATGGAATGCCTGTATTCGAAAACCCACCAGAAGATTGCGTTGGACCACACGGAGACGCTATCGAAGTCGGGGTTATTGAACACTGGGATAATGAGGTCGAAGGATTAAAAGGCGACCAGGATGCTTTAAATGAGTTTTACAGACAGTTCCCGCGTACAGAGGAGCACGCGTTTCGAGATGAAACTAAAAATAGTATATTTAACTTAGTAAAAATATACGAACAAATAGATTACAACGAAGATTTAAAAAGCACAGGTGTTATTACAACTGGTAGTTTTAATTGGGAGCATGGTGTTAAAGATTCAAAAGTAATGTTTAGCCCAAACCCTAATGGAAGATTTAAAGTTTCGTGGGTTCCTAAAATTGGATTGCAAAATAAACAGGTAATTAAAAATGGTATAAAGCATCCAGGCAACGAACACATTGGTGCTTTTGGATGTGATAGTTACGATATATCAGGTACCACAGACGGCAGAGGATCAAAAGGAGCGCTACATGGGTTAACGTCTTTTAGTATGGAAGATGCTCCACCTAATTCATTCTTTTTGGAATATGTAGCAAGGCCTCAAACCGCTGAAATGTTTTTTGAAGACGTATTAATGGCTTTAGTGTTTTACGGTATGCCATTGCTTTGTGAGAATAATAAACCACGATTGCTTTATTATTTAAAACGGAGAGGCTATAGGGGTTACTCTATGAATAGACCTGATAAGTTATATACAAAGCTTTCAGTTGCGGAAAGAGAAATAGGCGGGATACCTAACTCGTCTGAAGATATTAAGCAAGCGCACGCTGCTGCTATTGAAACTTATATTCAAACACACGTAGGGCTTAAAGCTGATGGCCAATATGGAACAATGTACTTTAATAATACATTGAACGATTGGGCTAAGTTTGATATAAATAAAAGAACAAAATTTGATGCGGCTATTAGCTCAGGGTTAGCAATAATGGCATGTAACAGACATCTGTATAGACCTAACCCAAATGTGCAAAAACCAAAGTTAAACTTAAATATTGCAAAATATAAAAACGCCGGTTCAATATCGGAAATAATAAAATAAAGTATGGCTGAGTCAGTTATAAATAGTTTTTTTCCAAGCCAAGTTGCTAGCGACCAAGAAAAAATGTCGGTTAAATATGGCTTAAGAGTTGGTAGGGCGATTCAAGACGAATGGTTCAAATCAGATTCTGGTACTAATAGATATAAAAGTAATCAAAATACATTTCATCAATTAAGACTATATTCTAGGGGCGAACAATCAATACAAAAATATAAAGATGAATTGTCTATTAACGGCGATTTATCATATTTAAATATAGACTGGAAGCCGGTTCCGATTATACCTAAGTTTGTTGACATAGTTGTAAATGGTATATCTGAAAGAACATTTGATATAAAAGCGTTTTCACAAGATCCTTATGGTGTTTCAAAACGTACAGATTACTTAAACAGTATAGTTAGAGATTTGCAAACAAAAGAAATAAATGATTTTGCAAAAGAAAACTTTGGTGTTAACTTATATGAAAATCCTCCGGAAATGCTACCGGATTCGCAAGAAGAGTTAGACGTACATATGCAGCTTAATTATAAGCAAGCTGTGGAGATAGCGGAGGAGCAAGCTATAAACGTTTTATTAGAAGGAAATAATTACGATTTAACTAAGAAGCGCGTTGTATATGATTTAACAACAATAGGTATTGGCGCTGTGAAAAACAGATTTTCAAAATCAGAAGGCGTTGTTATTGATTATGTTGACCCTGCTAATTTAGTATGGTCATATACAGAATCACCTTATTTTGATGATATATATTATTGTGGCGAGGTTAGAAACGTACCTATTAATGAAATTAAAAAGCAATTTCCTGATTTAACTGACGAAGATTTAAAAAGAATATCTGAGACAGGTTATCAAAACAATGGCTTTTACGATAGAACAATATCTAATTATAACGAATCGGATTCAAACACAGTTCAAGTATTGTATTTTAATTATAAAACATACATGAATGAGGTTTACAAAATTAAAGAAAGCGCAACTGGCGCTTCTAAAGTTTTGTTACGCGACGACACATTTGACCCGCCTGTTGAAGTATTAGAACAACAGTTTGGCAAATTATCTAGGTCTATTGAAGTATTATACGAAGGGGTGTTAGTATTAGGCACTGATTATTTATTACAATGGGAACTAGCAAAAAATATGATGCGTCCTAAAAGTGATAGTTCTAAAGTACTTTTAAATTATAGTATTAACGCGCCTAGAATGTATAAAGGTAAGATTGAATCTTTAGTAAGCCGTATTACTGGTTTTGCTGATATGATTCAATTAACGCATTTAAAGTTACAGCAAGTAATGTCTCGTATGGTACCAGATGGTGTTTATCTTGATGCCGACGGGTTAGCCGAAATAGATTTGGGTAATGGAACAAATTACAATCCGCAGGAAGCATTAAATATGTTTTTCCAAACAGGTTCTGTAATTGGTAGATCGTTTACGCAAGACGGCGACATGAATCCAGGTAAAATACCTATTCAAGAAATCACAAGTGGTAGTGGTGGTAATAAGCTAGGCGCTTTAATAAATACCTACAACTATTACTTGCAAATGATACGTGACGTAACCGGGTTAAACGAAGCAAGAGACGGCAGTATGCCTGATAGCAAAGCTTTAGTGGGTATACAAAAAATAGCAGCAGCTAATAGCAACACAGCAACAAGACATATAATGCAAGCTGGGTTATATATAACAGCTCATTTAGCTGAATGCTTATCATTAAGAGTATCCGATATAATAGAATATTCTCCAGCTAGAGAAGCGTTTATACAAAAAATAGGGGCTCACAATGTAGCTACCCTCTCGGAAATGAGCAATTTGCATCTATACGATTTTGGTATATTTTTAACACTTATGCCAGATGAAGAAGAAAAACAAATGCTTGAGAATAATATACAAACCGCGTTATCAGCGGGGTTAATTGATTTAGACGATGCAATCGATATTAGAGAAGTGCAAAATTTAAAACTAGCAAATCAGCTTCTTAAAATAAAACGTAAGAAAAAGCAAGAGCGTGACCAAGCGATGCAACAACAAAATATACAAGCACAGGCACAAGCAAACGCTCAAGCACAACAAGTTGCTGCGCAAGCTGAGGTTCAAAAGAATCAAGCTTTAACTGCTCAGAAAGCAGAACTAGAACAACTTAAAGGTCAATTAGACATACAAAAGCTACAAGCTGAGGTAACAGCCAAAAAAGAATTAATGGCGCAAGAGTTTGAGTATAACCTACAGCTAAAAGGTATGGAAACCGATATATTAAAACAAAGAGAATCTCAAAAAGAAGATCGAAAAGATGATCGTTCAAAAATGGAAGCTTCTCAACAAAGTGAATTAATTGAGCAAAGAAAAAACAATACACCACCAAAAAACTTCGAATCCGGCGGAAACGATATAATTGGCGGAGGGTTTGACTTAGGAACCTTCGAACCTAAGTAATAATAGTAATGTATAATTATATAATATTTTATCATGTCAGAAAACCAAGAAGAAGTTCTTGAGGTACAAGAAGATACCCAAGATCAAACAACAGCTGAAAAAGAAGTTGTTGAGGAAAAACCTACAGGCCCTGTAACGCAGGACGAAGAAGGTACAATAAAAGTTAACTTATCAGATTTAAATAAACCACAAGAAGATGCCGTTCAAGAGCAAAGCTCAGATGACAGCGATGCTGCTGTCGGACAACCCGAAGACGCGACAGACAGCGAAGAAGTGGTTGAAGAAATACAAGACGCCGAAGAAGAAGTAAGTGTACTTGAAGAAGTAACAGAAGAAGACGAACCTGCACCTACAGTTAAAGAAGCGAAAGAAATTGTTGAAGAAGCTGTAGCTGAGTCAAATGAAACCGGCATTGAGTTACCGGAAAATATTCAAAAAGTTGTAGACTTTATGAATGAAACAGGGGGTAGCCTTGATGATTACGTAAAATTAAATACTGATTATTCTAAATTAAATCAAGGGCAATTAATTCGTGAATTTTATGAAACGACAAAGCCTCATTTAGATAAAGAAGATATTGATATCCTTATGGAAGACTTTTCATATGACGAAGAGTTAGATGAACCCAAGGATATTAGAAAAGCTAAAATAGCCTTTAAAGAAGAAGCTGCTAAAGCTAAAAAGCATCTTGAAGGTTTAAAATCTAAGTATTACGAAAATATTAAAGCTGGATCTAATTTAACACAGGACCAGCAAAAAGCAGTTGAATTTTTCAATCGCTATAATAAAGAAAACGAAGAGGTTACTAAAGTAGCTGAATCGCAAAAGAAAATATTTTTAACTGAAACCGAAAACGTTTTTAATCAGAATTTCAAAGGTTTTGACTATTCTGTAGGAGACAAGAAGTATAGGTTTAAAATTAAAAATACTGAAGACGTAAAGACAACCCAAAGCGACATTAATAATTTCGTCAAAAAGTTTTTGAACGATAAAAATGAAATGTCAGACGCTAAGGGTTATCATAAGTCGCTATTTACAGCTATGAATGCTGATGCAATCGCAAACCACTTTTACGAGCAAGGCAAAGCCGATGCAGTAAAGGATAGCATGTCGAGAACTAAGAATGTTGATATGGACCCGAGACGGGGACACGAAAAAGTAACAACACAAAATGGTTGGACGATACGCGCGGTCAATAATGATGCAGTAAGCACGAGTAGTTTTAAAGTTAAAAAACGAAAATAATTAACCATTAAAAAATTAATAAAATGGCTGGATCTTTTACTGGGAGCCCAACGGCTCTCGCACATTTAACCCCACGACCTATTAAGGGATTGTTTGGAGACAACTACCTTTCTGTCGCGGACTTAGACTTCACGCAACAATTTTTGCCTGAGGTATATGAGAAGGAAGTAGAACGATATGGAAATCGTACTATTGCTGGATTTTTACGTATGGTAGGCGCTGAAATGCCTATGGCTTCTGACGTAATTACTTGGTCAGAACAAGGACGTTTACACATTGCTTATGATGACGTTGAAGTAGCTTCTACTACAACTTTAACATTCCCTGCTGGTCACTTGATTGGAAAAGGAATGACACTTGTTGTATCTAAAGGCTTCATTACTCAAAAAGCATATGTACAAGACGTAGTTGGACAAACTGTAACTGTTGACACTTACGGCGAGGTTGCTGGTCTTACAATGACTGGTGCTGACGTTAAGGTGTTTGTTTATGGTTCTGAGTACGCTAAAGGAACTGAAAATGCTGGTAACTCAATTGACGCTTCTTTCACAACCTTCAACAACAAACCAATTATTCTTAGAGATAAGTATAATGTAAATGGTTCTGATGTTGCTCAAATTGGTTGGGTAGAAGTAACTACTGAGGCTGGAACTTCTGGTTACCTTTGGTACTTAAAGTCTGAGCACGAAGCTCGTATCCGTTTCGAAGATCAACTTGAAATGGCTATGGTCGAAGCTGAAAAATCTTTAAACATCGATGGCACAGTAAGAAACATTACTGCTGCTGCTGGTTTTGGAGGTGGTACTAACGTAACAGGATCTGAAGGTCTATTTGCTGCTCTTGAAGATAGAGGATTAGTTTATACTGATGCTGACTTCAACGCTGCTGGTGGCGCAGGTCTTGCGGACTTTGATACTATTTTAGCTGAGCTAGATAAGCAAGGATCAATCGAAGAAAACATGCTTTTCTTAGATCGTGGTACTTCACTAGCGATTGACAATATGTTGGCTGCTCAAAATTCTTACGGAGCTGGCGGTACATCTTACGGTGTATTCGACAATTCAGAAGACATGGCGCTAAACCTTGGATTCTCAGGATTCCGAAGAGGTTCTTACGATTTCTACAAAACTGACTGGAAATATCTAAACGATTCTACAACTCGTGGATTAGTTGCAGATGTTGAAGGTGTACTAGTTCCTGCTGGAACTTCTACAGTTTACGATCAGCAACTCGGAAAGAACATCTCTCGACCATTCCTACACATCCGCTACAGAGCTTCTGAAGCTGATGACCGTAGAATGAAGTCTTGGGTGACTGGATCAGTAGGAGGTAACTATACTTCTGACGCTGACGAAATGAACGTACACTTCTTATCTGAAAGAGCGTTGTGTGTTCAAGCTGCCAACAACTTCGTATTGTTGAAAGCAACAAGTTAGAAAACCTGTAGTAATTACCCTCGTTGAACTGACGGGGGTAGTTATTACTCTTATTAACATTTTTATTATATTATATCATGTCAAAAAAGAAAGAAGCCGAGGTTGTAATTCAATCTTGGGAAGTTAAAGATAGATTATATACGCTTAAAAATAATAAGCGTCCATTAGTATTCACAATACCATCCAAACACAGCGCAAGAAAACCATTACTTTGGTTTGATGCTGATAAAGGATATCAACGTGAATTAAAATACGCTACAAACCAACCCACTCCGTTTGTTGATGAACAAAAAGGAACGGCAACGTTAGGGCGTATTGTTTTCAGAAATGGGGCATTAAATGTTCCAAAAGAAAATCAAGTTTTACAAAAGCTATTATCATTGTACCACCCCATGAAAGACGAAGTGTGGGAAGAGTATAAGCCTCAACAGCAAGCAGCAAGTCAACTAGATTGGATTGAAGCAGAAATTGCAGCGCTTAACTTAGCTAAGACACTAGACGTTGAACAAATGGAAGCTATATTAAGAGTACAGTTTGGTACATCAGTTAATCAGTTATCAAGCAGCGAATTAAAAAGAGATGGATTAATATTTGCAAAAAGAAATCCATTGCTATTTGTTGAGTTAGCTAATGATGATAACGTACAATTAAGAAACTTTGGTATTAAATCTGTAGAAGCAGGTTTGATTAAACTATCAGCTGATCAAAGAACATTTACATATGGAGACGGCGATAGAAAGCTTATGACTGTTCCTTTTGATGAAAATCCATACTCTGCATTAGCAGCGTGGTTTAAAACAGACGAAGGTGTAGAAGTCTATAAGACAATTCAAAAAAGACTTAAATAGTCACTCATAGTGGTCAGGCCATCTTATGGGTGGCCTAATTACTATAAATAAAAAAATATGAGCGTAAGTATAGATACTGTTTATCAAAGAGTATTAGGCATACTCAATAAAGAACAACGAGGGTATGTTACGCCTCAGGAGTTTAACCTGTTTGCAAATCAAGCACAATTAGATTTATTTGAACAATATTTTTACGATATAAATCAGTTTGGCAGAACGCCAGGGAATGACACAGAGTATTCCGACATGCTCGATATATTAAATAAAAAAATAGCTATATTCGAAACGCAAGATAGCTTAACATACGACGAAACAAATAGCTACTTTCCGTTTCCTACGGATATGTACAGACTTGGCACTGTTATATTTACTAATACAACAACTAGGGATCTTTACCCGTCGCCAACTCAGGAAGCAAACTTTCCGGAAAACAACCCTACTATATACAGGCAAACTCTTAATGAAGACATTGAAGCGGAGCGTATAAATGGTAATGAATTTTTATATATTAATTCCTCTCCATTAACTAAGCCTAAAAATATTCGACCTATATATGTTTCTAAAAACAATACTATTAATGTATACGGCGATACCGAATTAACTTCTGCTGTAAAGTGTAATTATATACGTAAGCCAGCTAAGGTAGAATGGAGATATCAAATGGTGTACGGTGAAGCGCTGTATGACGCAACATACTCACAAGACTTTGAGCTGGATCCGTCAGAAGAGACTGAGCTTGTAATAAAAGTATTAGAGATGGCTGGGTTAGTTGTTAAAGATATTCAAATGTATCAAATAGCAGCAGGTGAAGAAATTAAGAATACACAACAAGAAAAAGCATAATAGATGGGTTTACTATATCAAAATAATGAGCAGTACTATTTAGGGCCAGATGGCATATGGAATAGTTACGATGAGAATTACGGTGATTACCAGGCTGTTTCTTTAAAAGACATTATAAATAACTTTATAATATCTTATGTTGGCGAAGGTAAACTAGTTAGTAAAATTAAAAGAACTGATGTAGCTTTCCACGCACAACGCGGATTAGCTGAAATGAGTTTTGATATATTACCATCTTCTAAATGGATTGAAGTAGAGGTTGGACCCACATTATATGTGCCGTTACCTCAAGACTTTGTTGGCTATGTAAAAGTTGCAATGACAGATGAATCTGGTATAGAAAGAATATTATACCCCGCAAGAAAAACAGGCGATCCTTTGCCTTATGTTCAAGATAACGAATATGAGTATATATTTGACGAGCAGACTCGTGAAATAGTAACAGCAACACCATCAGAAACTTTTAAAAGATTTAGAAGATCAGAAGGACAGGGCAGTACACCTGACACAGATTTTCAAAATATAAACAATGCCGACCTTATGCGCGGAACATCTGCGGGCCGCAGATACGGTTTAGATCCAGAATATTCGCAAAGTAACGGGGTATTCTTTATAGACCCTATAAGAGGTGTTATGCACTTTAGTTCAAATTGTGTAAGTCAAATAGTTTCAATAAAATATATATCAGATGGGTTAGCCACTGACGAAGAAAGCAAAATACATAAGTTTGCAGAAGAAGCTTTATATAAATATATAGCCTACGCTATAGTTTCAACGCGCCCTGCAATACCAGAGTATATTGTACAAAGATATAAAAAAGAGGCAAGAGCATCAAAGCGTAATGCTAAATTAAGGTTATCAAATATTAAGCTAGAAGAACTAACGCAGGTTATGCGAGGTAAGTCTAAGCAAATAAAACACTAGAATATGCCAGAATTGATTCATACGTTTCTCAAGGGTAAAATGAATAAAGACCTTGATGAGCGTTTAGTTCCAAATGGCGAGTATAGGGATGCGTTAAACCTAGAGGTAGCTACATCCGAAGGCTCAGACGTCGGTGCATTACAGACATTAGTTGGTAATGTTCAGATGGTCAATCGTACTTTAAACGATATAACTACGCTGCATACCACATGGGCAGCCTCTGGACTGGCTTATATACCTGCTGACGCTAAATGTATAGGTACCGTAAAAGATGCAACCACAGAAAAGATATATTGGTTTATTACATCACAGAGCGTAGATGCTATTGTTGAATATGACCAAATAAGAGATGTTGTATTCCCTATTTTAGTTGATAAAAACGGTATACTTGGGTTTAATGAAAACTTTTTAATTACGGGTGTAAACATACTCGAAGGGTTTTTATTTTTTACAGATAACCAAACTGAGCCTAAAAAAATTGAAATAAAGAAATTTAAAGAGGGTTCATCTGATTTTGCTACACACACACAAATATTCGGCAGAAACTTCATAGAAGCTGATATTACTGTTATAAAAAAATCACCTCTTTTACGACCAACTATATATAAAAAGAATACTGTTAGGGATGGTGAGATAGAAACAACTACTACATTTGAGTTTAACACACTGTCTACCGACCCAGAAGATGATCCTGATGAAACGATCTCTATGGACTTCGGTACTGTTATAACTTTAAACTGGACAAACGCAGTAGACTATATAGCAGGTGACTTTTTATTATTAACAATACAAGATCCCGACGATAATTTCTTAAGAGAATTCCAAGCTAGAGTAAAAGTTACACAAGTTGTTTCAGAAGCGCAGGCTATATGTGAATTACAAAGCGTAGGTGAGGATCTACCCGCGGGGCCACAAGGGTTTGATGTAGAACTGGAACAAGACGATCCATTATTTGAGTTTAAATTTCCTCGCTTCGCATATCGTTATAAGTACGATGATAACCAATTTTCCACATTTTCTCCTTTTACAGAGATAGCATTTATACCAGGTGATGAGTTTGAGTATACAGGTGTTGATGGTTATAACTTGGCAATGACTAATAACATACGAGTCTTAGAAGTAAGGGATTTTATTACGCCTAACATTCCTGATGATGTAATAGCTATAGATATACTTTACAAAGAATCAAACAGTACCAATGTGTATCGTGTTGACACTATAGAAAAAACTGCGCCAAATTTACCTGGCCAATCATATAATCAATGGAATGATACAAGCTATCAAGAAGGCGGGGCAACAGGTTATAGCGGTAGAATTAAAATAGAGACAGAGCTTATATCTTCTTTATTGCCGTCTAACCAATTACTAAGACCTTATGATAACGTTCCTAAAAAAGCGTTGGCTCAAGAAATTACTGGAAATAGAATTATATACGGTAACTACACACAAAACTTTGACATGGTTGACTTCGCTGACAGTGAGGTTATACCAAACTTTGAGTTTAGTATTGTGCATGATCCTACAAAAAATGAAGATATCATTGAAGACCCGGATAACCCAGGGCAATTTATAAATATATCATCAGATCCCGACGGCTCTACGCCGGTGCCATCTTTAAAGTCTATGCGCACATATCAAATGGGTGTGGTATATTTAGACCAATACGGTAGGCAAACGCCGGTATTTACAAATGATAGCGGTGGTAGATCATTAGCGAAAGAATTTGCAGACCTATACAATACTATAGAGATAGGTATGCTTTCAAACCCGCCAAAGTGGGCAACACATTACAAGTTTTATGTAAAAGAAACATCTAACGAGTATTATAACTTAGCATTAGATAGATTTTATCTGCCAGAAGATGGTAGTGTATGGTTGTCTTTTCCGTCTGCCGACAGGAATAAAGTCGACGAAGAAACGTTTTTGGAGCTTAAAAAAGAGCATGACAACAATTCGTTTATTGAAGAAACCGCTAGATATAAGATATTAGCTATATCAAACGAAGCGCCAGATGCTGTTAAAATAAGAAGACACCAAGCTGGTAGGCAAACTACAGAGTTTACGGGATCGGGATACCCTCAAGTTAACAAAGGGTTTTTTGAAATACCCGAAGATGATTTTGACGGTAAAGAAGACGGTACGGGATCCGGTGGTGGATTAGCTGATTTAAACAAAGAGAACAATCTTTCTTGTAGAATACTTTCTGGTTCAAATATATCTGATTATTTTGAAATAGAATGGATAAAAAAACAAGGTAATATATATAGAATTCAACTTAGATTCCCTACTGATGAAAGCTTAGACTTTATACCAGAAGGACAAACAGGTATACCCTTAGACATAGCAATATATCAATCTAGATCTGAAAATAAACCTGAATATCAAGGTAGATTTTTTGTAAAAATATACAAAGACAACGCTTTAGAACAACGTATAATTAAAAAAGCTGAAGACGCGCAGTTAACTATAGAATACCAAAAAGAAGTAGCCTATATACAAAAAGGCGGTAAGAGTAGTTTCTGGAGAGATACAGCCCCGGATAATAGTAAAGGATGGTTTTGGGATAAATCATCTCCATTAGATGTAAGAAGAAGAGCGTCTCCTGATGTTAAATATCAGCGTGGTAATCAAGACGATCGACCATATCAAGGATTAGGTATAGATGTAGGATCTAGAAATTTAACCATATCATTTCACGGATTTGGTAATCCCTGGAAACAATCTAAAGCTTTCTACAATAGAAAAGGTATTTGGTGGAATTGGCCAACTAATCAACCAAGCGCTGGCCATCATATAGGTTTTGCTAAAGCGTTAGACACAGCAGGTAGTATATTTAGAATTACAGACGATCCAGATAAAGAGCTTGATTCTCATACTTACAATATAACAATGAGCTATCGCTCGGCGTACTGTGTTGCTAGTAGAAGAACTGGTAGACATGGTTCTGGTAAATATGGTAGCCGACGAGTTGTAAGATGGAATATAAAAATAGATAAGCCTATAGCTACGTCTGTAGGTTTACCACCTATTAATACTGGACAGGCAAACCCGACAAGAACAGGTGTAGAATTTTTAAGACTATATGCGGTAGATGCGGATACATACACATCTAATAATCCTGCTATATTTGAAACTTACCCAAAGGAAGCTGTTGATTTAGACTTATATTATTCAGCTAGCGATATATATGAAATACAAAATGCCGGTAGCACTATGGCTGCTCACCAACCATTACAAAAACTAGATTGGTTTAATTGCTATTCTTTTGGGCAAGGCGTAGAATCTGATCGTATACGTGATGATTTCAATGCAACCCGTATAGACAAGGGTCCTGTTGTTTCAACTGTTTTAGACGAGGCGTATGGCGAAGAAACAAAAGCCACAGGTTTAATATTCTCACAAATATTTAATTCTACTTCTGGTATTAATAGGTTAAACCAGTTTATAGCTGCAGAACCAATAACTAAAGATTTAAACCCGTATTATACAAGTGTTCAAAAGCTGCACTCAAGAGATACTGACTTAATTGCTTTCTGTGAAGATAAAGTTCTTAAGGTATTAGCAAATAAAGATGCGCTATTTAATGCTGATGGTAACACAAACATTGTAGGTAATACAGCCGTGTTGGGGCAATCAATACCTTTCCTTGGTGAATATGGTATATCTAAAAACCCAGAGAGCTTTGCTACTTATGGTTTTAGAGCATACTTTACTGATAAAAACAGAGGTGTTATTTTAAGATTATCACGAAATGGGTTAGAAGAAATTTCATCCGCTAATATGCGTGATTTCTTTGCTGATAACTTACACTCATCAAGCGTGTTATTAGGCTCATACGACGACGATAAGGACGTTTATAACCTTACGCTTAATAATCTTACAGATGAATGGAAAGATAAGCTTAAACTTAATTATTTTAACCCGTCATTAACTCAAACTGGAACTACTGTTTCCTTTAAAGAAGACGTTAAAGGCTGGACTTCTCGTAAAGATTTTATACCTGAAGGTGCTATATCCTTAAATAACAAATATTACAGTATTAAAAATGGTAAGATTTGGGAGCACGGGGCAACAAGCGCTACAAGAAATAATTTTTATGGTGTTCAATATGACAGCTCGATTAGATTTCTAATAAATGACCAGCCAAATATTGTTAAAAAATATAAAACATTAAATTATTCAGGTACAGAATCTAGGGAGTATAGATACCAGGTAGAAGGAAAGCCAGAGGAGCAAACATTTAATTTAGCTGAATTACAAGCTAATCCAAATTATAATCCAACAAACGAGGTGTTTACGCCTGGTTGGTATACAAGTTTAATACAAACAAATCTTCAAGAAGGTAGCGTTAAAGAGTTTTTGGATAAAGAAGGCAAATACTTTAATTACATAAAAGGTATTGGCACGCAATTTAGTACTAATTTAGATAACAATTTAGATGCCGCAGAGTTTTCAATGCAAGGTATTGGACGTGCGGAAATATCAGGGGATACTCAAAGTTCATTTGTTTTACATGTGGAAGTTGACCCGTCTTGTTTTGTGGCAAGAGTTGCGCCTTATGTTATGAATGGAAGTTTAACCTCTATAGAAGATTGTACTACTTGTCCGACAATTGACCTTGCTAATTTAACTACAGACAATAATATACCAGCAGGGGTTATTACATATGATATTACATCGGATAACACAAATAATGGGGCATTAACTATAAATGGCAGCATTGTTACTTTTACTCCAAACGCAAACTTTAACGGTGACGCTGGGGCATTTAACTTTACGGCAACTGATACCTTTAATGGATCACAACTTGTAAGCAATGTTGGTACAGTTACAATTGCGGTTGATCCAGTCGCAGATATTCCTTACTTTACAACAACTCCACCAACTACAGCGTATGCTATAGGTGATACGTATATTTATAATGTCGGAGTAGCTGACGCAGATCATACTGGGGCGGAGTTAACTATAACTTCAAGTAATATACCAAGCTGGTTGACACTTACTGATAACGGAGACGGGACCGCCGTTGTAACAGGCACAGTCCCAGATGCCCAACCATACTCTTTTGATTTGGTTGTAAGCGATCCGGATAATCCGCCTAATACAGCTACACAAAATGTAACCGTAGAAGGTTTAGCTAATTTACTAACTAACTTAGACATAATAGGTAGGTATGTTTCTACTAACGAACCACAAGGGGTATGGGTTGACCCTAGCACTGGGGTACAAACAACGGTATGCGCATCTCCAGCTTCAGGTGGTCATAGTTGCAGCAGGGGTACATTTAATATATTTGCAGCAGCGGATTCTGGTAACGCTGTAGAAATTGGTAGAGTTCATATTTCTAACACAGGCGGCGGTGGCTCAAACTATGTTGATAGTGATGGCAACCCAACACCCGATTTAGGTGCGCCAAGTGGAAATGAAAAATACTATACGCCACAAGGGCAGGTTAGAAGCACGAGCGATAGATATAGTGCTTTCAAAATAAGTGAAGCGGATGCCCAGACATTAGCGCAAAACTCAAGCAATGGTCAGATTACGTTTTTTATGGAATGTGGTACATTTAATACTGGTACTACAACCGCTAATTGCCACAGCACCGCTCTTTGGTTTAATGTATTTGACGGCAACGCACAACAAATACTTTGTACGGCATTTACAACCGGAACTTTAATAACAATTGACATATATACAGGTCAACCCGTAAATCCAATACCATAATGAGTAATATAGTAGCAATAGATAATTTTACGGTAACATCAGAAGAATTCATAATACCAGGCGGCGATTTGATAAGCAGTGTTGCTCCTCAAGCTGTATTAACAATAACACCTAATCAGGGTTACGAGATTGAGGCAAGTAATTTTACGGTTGTTTCGTCAAACCCAGAGGTAGATGTACCTAGCTCTTATTTTACACAAGACGGTGAAAACGTTATGCTGACAGTTGTTTTTGTATCGACAGCAACTATGCCTAGTAATAATCTTGATATAAAAGTATGTATGCGTGGAGCAGCTCAAGAGCTTGGTGTAACTATTGCAGGTACTGTATTTTATGATACAGCAAACGCTACGCCATTGCCCCAAAACTTACCTTATACAAATTCAGGGCCGGCGGAAAGTACGGAAGAAATATTATCACAGCTTATACAAGCCGATACGGGTTACTATTTTCAATCTACGCCAACCATATCTCTTAGAACTGGCGATCCAACTGACTACAACTTATATACAACAGGCTCTGTACTTGATTCGGATAACAGGTTAACCGCTATAAGAGTTAATGCAGACTACACATATCCTTTTGTAAATCATAGCGGCGATGAAATAGACGTATATGCACACGCAATAGAAATACCCGTTATTTTAGAATATGTAACTGGATATTCAATAAATACAACAGTTCCAGCCGCACAGACGGTTAGAAATCTAGCTATAACAGGTGTTCAAGGGGCAGACTATTCTTTAACAATAGATAACGGCGCTACTTTTTCTAACGGCACAAATGCCATTACAGGTGTATTGCCTTCTGGCCAAGAGCTTGTACCTATAACATTCCCAACGGTAACATCAACCACAACACACAATTTAACATTTGTTGTTCCTGGGACGGATTTAAGTCCTGATTTTAGTCAGCCTAATCCAATAGTTTTCCAAAGAAGAGTTATTACTTCTATTCAATTAAGTGGAACAATAACCTCTGGTGATACTGATCTTTCAGTTACTAATCCTACACCATTGGCTTTAGACGCTAGTTATAGCTTTACACAAAGCGGCAGTCTGACCCATGATATTACTATTTCACCTTTAGCGGACTTCACTATAGCATGGACAGATACTAATTCTTTAGTTGATTCTGATTTTACAAAAACAGAAGCCGATGGTAATTTTACAATAACTCAAGGAGCAAAGCTACTAAATTTAGGAAGTTCTGATTTAACACTTAGGGTTGATATTACTTCGCCATTTACAGGCGTACAGAATATGAGTTACGCACTTACAAATGATATTGATACTTACATTACTAAAACGTACGTATGTGCTGCGCTTGATTTTGACAATTCACAGGGAACTGTAGACTCCGTATATGAATATGCTGATTGTGACACTGGCGCAATTACACAAGAAACAGTGCCCGCGGGAGGGGTTGTTACAGGGCAATGTGCTCGACTAATGCCACCAGCTTCATTAATATCAGGTGATGGAAATCCACCTGCCCTTAACCCAACGATAACATGCCCATAATATGGATCAAATAACATTAGCATTTAGCAGTCCCATACAAGTATCTGTACAAATTGGAGATATACTATATTACACGAACGATCCAATGGGTGTAACCGTTGTAAAAATAGGTGATGTTGTGTCAATAGACTACGGCACAAATACAATTGTATGTAACATAGCTTCACAAACAGTTAGACCAACGTCTACGTCGTTTATATTATTTACTAAAGATAATAAAGTTAATACAAGCGGCATATTAGGATATTTCGCGGAGGTTGAACTTAGAAACGATTCATTAAACAAATCAGAGTTGTTTTCTGTGGGCTCAGAGATATTTGAGAGCAGTAAATAACACGTAATAATAAATTATAAAACAATAAAATTATGATACCAGTAGCAGCAGCAATGGGCGCCGTAAAGGGCTTAACCGGAATAGCGGGTGGTATTATAGGTAGTGGAAAAAGAAAAAGAGAAGAAGCAGCGGCTCAAGAAGAGTACGATATGTTCAAAACTCAATACCAAGAACTTGACACATCTAACCTATACGCTAACTTAGAAAATACTATGGAAGACTTAACTGTCGACCAAAGAGCAGCGGAGTTCCAGTTGCAAGCGCAGCAACAGGGGCAAGCTAATATTATGGATCAGATGTCCGGAGCAGCTGGTGGGTCTGGTATAGCCGCGTTGGCGCAAGCGATGGCTAACCAACAAACGCAAGGAGCGGCACAAGCAGCGGCAAGTATAGGGCAGCAAGAAAGATCTAACCAAATGGCTAAGGCACAAATGGCGGGGCAATTACAATCTCAAGAAGCGCAAGGAGCTGAACAAGCAAGATCATTAGAATATAGTAAAACTAGCACACAACTTGGAATGGCACAACAAAGATTAGGTGCCGCTAAACAAGCAAGAGCAGCCGCTACTCAATCTATTATGGGCGGTGTTGGTGGTTTGCTCGGAGCTGGTGTAGAAGCTGGAGCGGCCGGAGCTTTTGGAGAAGGAGTCGCGGGAATCTTAGGCGGATAAATAAAATATTATGGCAAAAAAAGCACAAAGAAATTACGGCGCTGACTTAAGTTTAGTTAGAGGCGAGGGAGCAATGAGGCAGGCTGGCGGGTTTCAACCGCTTATGCAAGCTTTTGACGCACCTATGCAACGCCTACAACAAGCCGCTAAAGAAAGACAAGCGAGAGAGCAACAAAGAAATAATAAAGTAGAGAGTTATATTTCTGCTTTAAACTCTAATATTGATGTTACAGCGTTAACTGAAACTGATCAAAAAGCGGTTAATCAATATTTAATGGGTGTTAAAGACGAATATGCACAAGCAGCAAGCGCTATAGTAAACTTTAAACCCGGCACGCCTGAGTACATGGAGCAGCTTGATATTATGAATGGCGTTAAAAACAGCCTCGGTAATTTGAAGGGGCAGCTTGATGGCTATCAAGAGTCTAAAGGAAATTACATGGACTCCTTTAAAGATCAGTCTGCTGGTAATAATAGTTTACAGTCAGACAATGCGGCAAACATATTTACAGGTGAAACACCTTTTACAATAGGCACAGGTGGGAATTTGTTCTTTCAAGGGCAAGATGGTACTAATATGGCTTATAAAGATATTAAGATGCCGTTTAAAAAAGACTACAAAACAGCAATGCAATATAATGATTTGTTTACACCTATTTATAACTCTGGTACATACGATTCAACTAAACAAAAGGTTTTTGAAGATAGAATTAGAGCAATGATGTCTTCTAATCCAGACGGAATGAAGTCTATTATTGCTGATGAATTAAGTAGCTTTGGCGAATACCAAGATCTTATGCCATTGCTGGATGATCCAGCTAAGCTTGAAGAAGTTACAGAGGCGTTTGTCCAAAGATCTAGTGAGGCAGCGCGTAGTGCGGCGGCGGAAGGTAAAGCTAAAAAACAAACAACAGATGGCGGTTATCAACCTAGAATTGCAAGAGTTAAAGAAAATGCCTACAAAGGCCCAAATGGTACCGTATATAAGATAACCACATTATCTAATAATCAAAAAATAATTGAAGATGATTTTGGTAATGTTTATGAAGGTGATGTAAGCAAGTTAACCCCAGCAGGAGGCGGTGACGAAACTACTACAACTACCACCACTCCGCCTAAAGAGGAAATAAACATGCAACTTGTTCAGGGGATGATGGCCCAATGCAAAATTGATGAAACTACCGCAATAGCACGTGTTAAAAACAAACAATACGATTGTCCATAATAAAATTAAATAAATATGTTCAAAATAAAAATAGACGGCGTTGAGTATGAAATTAATGATTCTAACATCGGTGTTTTTCAAAACGCTTATGGCGATTTAGAACAATACAAAATAGAAGAAAATACTTTTCAACAAGACCCTGCAAGTGCGGAGACAAATGTAGGGTCGAAAAACAATACGGTCTCCAATTCGGAAAATGGTTTATTGGAATCAAATCAACCACCTGAAAGATATATTAATTATAAACGTAACGGTAAAGACGCTTCAATGTCTGAATCCGAATATAATAATTTCTATGCAGACTTAGAGGACAAAGGTAGATACCCTGCGGAATTTGATGTTTATGTTGCAAAAACTTTTCCAAATACTAAAATCCAAACGACAAACTTTGACGAGGGCGCGATGCTTGACGAGGTTGTTGTTAAAGCAGAGTTATCAGACGAAGTAAAACAAGCTAAAAAAGACAGCACAGAGCTTACTGCAGTTATTGAAGCTGAAACACCTGAAGCAAATTATGAAGAGATCGCAGGGGATTATTTTACTGGATTAAACGACGATGGTCAAATAACTGGTATGAATAGACCTCAATTTTTTCCTACATTAAGAAACTCCGACGGATCGCCCCAAATGTGGCAAGGTAAGGAAAGAAAAAGTGGATTTTCAGAATATAAAAATGATTATGATACTGATTTAAAAAACCATTTAGGCCCTGTAAAATACAAACAGTATATAACCGCCAAAGAATTAGCTGAAGCAAACGGTGAAAATCTTACAAAAGAAAACGTAAACCAGTATATTAGTTTAGAATTAATTCAAGATAACAAAAACGACAAGACTATAGACTCTGTTGTAGCTAGTAAAAGAAGTAAGGCTGCTGAAAATTACACAAGAGACATAGGCGGATTTTATGTTACTGATGAAGAACAAAAAAGACAGGATTTATTAGAGCAATTTACTGGAACTGATGAAGTTGTTACAAAGAAAAATACTGCTTTATTAAATGAAAAAGAAAGAGCGCTTAGAGATGCTAGAGATTTTGAAGCTAAATTCGGAAGGCCATTAGTTAGAACTGAAAAACTTCAGGGTAGAACATATACCCCATTTAACAGAGAGCTTACCCTTAATAAAGTACAAGAGGGAGAAGAAAAAAGAATAGCAAAAGAAGCGGGTGAGATTGAAAGTGCAGTAAAAATATTTGATACTCAAGCAACAGAGTTAAATAATGTACAGGATGAAATTAGAAACTACAATGTAGAACAAGATAATTTTAACAATCCTGAGGAGGTTGCTTTTAGAGATAGCTTATTTGATCGCCAAAGGGTATTAATGAACGAATTACAAGCTGATCAATTAATACTTCAAGCCCGAGCTGATAAACTTACCAATGATTTAAATGTGTATAGCACGACAAATGTGGCTGACGCCGCTTTAGTTAAGTCTTACCAAACATCGGATTTGCTAGCGAACACATGGGAAAGCGCTTTTTTAGGTTCAGCAGCCCAATTAGGGGGTGCTATAATTTCTCCTTTTGATGGTGGTATAACTTATGAAGCTGCAACTAATTATAATCAAAGACTGCAAAGTGAGGCTCAAAAATATTTACCACAAGCTTTAACAAGCGATGATGACTCAAGTGCAGCGCAGTATTTTGGGGACATGCTCATCAGGAACTCCCCTTCAATAGCTGTGGCTGCTGCAACAATGGGTGCAGGTGCGGGGCTAACCGGCGCTGCTAGGCTTGCCGCTATAAGACAAGCATCCAATGCTTCAATGGGTATATTCTTTACTATGGAAGCTGGTGGGCAGTTATCTAATTTAGAGATTCAGCAAAGAGAAGCGCCAAAAATGATCGCTGCTTTAAATAAACAAATAGAAGAAGCAAAAGCTAACGGTACACCCCTAAACGAAATAAATAAATTAGAGGCAGATAAAGAATATCAAGAAAACATATTAAGCTTAAACGCTTTTCAAAAAGGGTTTAACAGTACAATTTATGGTGGAACTGCCGCTTTAGCTGAAAGACTAGGATCTTTAGGTTTTGTTAAAAACTTTCAAAAATATTCAAGAGCCATAGGCGGTAACACGTTAAGAAAACAATTCGGTGAAACCTTAGGCACTAATATAAGTAAAGGCTTAGGTAACGTTACTGCTGTTGGGGCTATAGGCCCAGGTATAGAATTTATTGAAGAAGGTGCGACATTAATTGCGCAAAATTTAAGTGATAACTTAATTTTTCAACCGGAAAATCCTAAAAGTTTAATTGATGGTTTAGATGGCGAATTTTTTAGAAATACGTATGTAACATCTTTAGCTATTGGTGGAGCGGGTGCAAGCCAAAACGTTATGACTGCATTAAACAATGAAGTTAAAACTAGAAAGCAAGCTAGACAAGAAAATGAAATACGCGATAAATTAATAGATGTATCAAATAAGCTAAACACATTAGACGGCAGAACAAAGGAAGCTAGAAATTTAAAACAAGAAAGAGACAATCTAATAAGTGATGCTGCAGATTTAAATACAGCAATACCTTTAAATTTAAAAGGTCTTACTGGCAGTGAAATAAATAGAGTCTTTGAGAATGCTGCAAGCATTAGAAAATTAAAATACCAAGCTTCCCAATTAGATTTAGCTAGTTTTGATGCAAGAGATCGTAGAGAATTCGAGCGATTAAAAAATGCGTCTCAAGTTTTATATAATGAAAGCCAATCAATATTAGGTAGATCAGAAGCTGAAATAGAAAAGTTAGCAAAAAACACACCAAACCCACTTGTCACGGAGGTTAACTTTCGCAGGTTTAACATGTTTAAAGAAATCGCTAAAGAAACTAAAGGTGTTAATGTCATAGATATAAATAACGAGGAGCAGTTTAACGCTTACTTAAAAGAAAACAAACTTGATGGCAAAAAATATAGCTATACGGCTATGAACGAAGGTAATAACAGCGCAGCTCAGGTTAACAATGATATATTAATTTTTAATGAAATCGCCGCAAGAAATATGCAACAACCGGGTATTGACGGTGAGGTTGCTTCGGCTTCTCCTTTGCATGAGTTGGGCCACTGGCAAGTTAAACAGCAGGGTATAATAAAAGACAACAAAATTGTTAGCGCTTCTAACGATATGGTTAGTAGTATTATAAATGATGTTAGGTCTAGGTTTAATAAAGGAAGCATATCTAAAGAAGCTTTTGATAATTTTAATGCTAGAATTGCCCTATACAAAGATGTAGATGTTAAAGGAATAGACGCTGACGAGTTATTGCAATTAGTTTCAGACTTTACAGCAATAGGCGTTTTGCCTAAAAGTAGTTTTGGTAATATATATGGGGCAAAAACATTTGTAAACAGTATACTTAAAAAAGTAAATGGCGACTATTCTCATTTCTTTAAAATTAATTCACCGAGCGATGTGTATGCGTTTGTTGCTAACTGGCAAAATAGAGCATTAGTATACCAATTACCTGAAGGGGAAGAAAAAGAGGGTGATAAAATTAAATCATCAAAGGCTGTAGAGAAGGTAAGACAAAGACTTGAATCAATACCATTAGAACAATTACCCTCACGCGCCAGTCAAAACATTATAGCTAATGAATTATTTGGCATGGTAGATGCACAAATACGTAATAGACTTAATTTAGATCCAAACGTAAGAGAAGAGCTACAAGCTGACGTAATTGCAAGAGTATATGAAGCACAAGAAAATACTAAATGGGACGGTAGGGGCAGCTTATATGGCTTTATAAACGGCCGTATCGCTAAGCGTATACTAGATGCTTTAAGAGCAAATCCAGATTATCTTGATGTTGTAACAAAACAAGAGCTTACTGGTTTAGAAAAAGCTTCTGAAGTTGTAGTCGATGATGTACAAACAGCAAAAAAAGAAAAGCCTAAATTTAGAAACTTATTACAAAGCAAAGTATTACCCGCTGACGCTTTAGAATCAGTACAAAAAAAATTGCTTAGTACAATAAGAGTGCTAAAATCAAAACTAGGCGCCGACATTTCTATAAACAAAACAGTTACTCCTTTGGTAGCTGAGATTAAAAAAGAAATGGGTAAGCAGGCTGATATTGAATTTAAGAAAAGGTTAGGCTCAAAGAAAGATGGCATACTAAGAAAAAATTATCTTAGATTTAAAAAACCTATATTAGAAAACATGACAACCACTTGGTTGATGGGCGCTATGCCATTTGCTGTTCAAAAACAAGTTAATGGTAAGTTTACATCTGACTGGCAGGGCAAAAAGATTGACAGAGAAACGGTTGATACAGATAAAGCGGGTAGAACATCAGGCGCTGATATAGTTAGAAGATTACCTAATATTGCAGATAAAGTTACTGACGAGCAATTTTTGTCTTACATGTTTAAAGACGGAGCTGTTATTCGTGGTCGTAAAGAATCTTTATCGAAGGCATTAGCCGAAGAGCTTGCGTTTGATTTATTTAATAGTGAATTACAAAAGCCAGACAGTGAATTAAGAAAAGCATTTGTAAATAATCAAGCAGCATTAGGCGCTGAACTTGCAGATAACTTTGTTCAAGAAGTACAAAAAGATACAGAACGAGGTAATATAAAATTTAGTAAAGGATTAGCTACATTAACACCTGCAGAAAATGAAACTTTTAGAGATGGATTGCCAAAACTAAAAGAACTTATAGTAGGCATGGACAATGATTTTGGTAAAACGCCAACTGCAATTAAAAAAGTTCTGCAAAACACATATGGCGATAAATTTACTAAAAAACAATATGACGGTATATCTAAGCAATTTTTTAACTTATTAAAACCGTTAAATAAATCATTCCCTAAAAAGTATGTTAATGTAAGTGAACAAGAACTAACAGATTATGTAGAGCAAGTTGCGCAAGATGTAGATGGCAATGCTTCTATACAATTATATACAGGTGCTAGCGATTCTATTAAAAATTTATGGAACACAGGCACGAACGTTTATATAGCCCAGGAGGCTATTGAAAATGCGTTAAGCGAGTTACCTATAGAGACTGTTGTGGCTTTCTTTAGCGGTACTTTTGCTAACTCTGGCAAAGTTGGAATGCGTAACTTTAAAGACGCTAATGAAAGTTTTAGAGCTGATTTTTACGGAGGTGAGGCTCAATGGCTTCCGGCTTTAAAAAGGATGTTCCCGCAGCTTGAAAGTATACAGAAAAACGGTGACATTGTTTTAAAAAACGGTAAAGTTATAAAGAAAAAGTTTACAGCAACAGGCAGCGTTACTAAAGGCATGCTTGAAGCAAACTTTAATACAGATAAAGATATTAAAAATGCAACAGCTGCTTGGGAATTTACTACAGCTGTCGTTAGGGGTATTAAAAATGAAAACCCCGACATACAAGCTATGGTTTTAGCGGCAATGAATAGCGGAACTAATACAGCTTTAAGAGTAGCTGCTCCTGTATTATATAGAACAGCGGGTTTTAATTCATTAGATAAAGATGATTATAGATACGAGCATGCTTTACCTGCTAGACGGGTTCTTTTTGACATGTACAAGTCTATCGTGAAGGATGATAAGTCTATAAGCCTACAAGCGCTTAAAAACGATTATAAGGTCGCACTAATACCTAAGACAATGGATAAGGTTATTGGTGATCAAGGTTTAGGACCTATAGCAGTTGCAGGTTATGTTGCTGGGCAAACGCCATGGTACAGTCGCTATTATAATATACTAACGAGAGGAAAAGTACAATATGCTTTGGAATCTTTAGAGAATGGAGAAATTATTGGTCAAAATTATGCAGACTATTTTAATTCCACGTCTGATCCATTAACGGTTAAAACAGACGCGCCAGCTGTAGTAGAAGCGAGTATAGCATATGAAAACGCTTTCAAGCTTTCAAAAGGCTTAAACTACGGTATAAATCCTAAAGGTATAACTGTGTTAGACTTTGACGATACCGTGGCGATATCTAAAAGCATGGTAATAGTTAAAATGCCAGTTCAAGACAAAGAGATATTGGACATAGCTGCTAGAAGAAAATTTAATAGCACTGTATTTAAAGACCTTCCTAGCTTTAAAAGATCATTTGATAATCTTTCAGAAGAACAAAAGCAAGAAGTTTTAAAAGAAGTTCCTGGCCCAACTAAAAAAATTACACCAGCTGAGTTTGCAGCTGAATCGGTTAACTTAGAAAACCAAGGTGCTACCTTTGACTTTAGCGAGTTTAACAAAGTGGTTAAAGGCAGAAAAGGTCCATTGTTTGATTTAGCATTAAAAAGACAGGAAAAGTTTGGTAATGACAATATATTTATACTTACCGCAAGGCCGCAGGAATCAGCTTTAGCGATACAAAAATTTGCTAAAGGTTTAGGTTTAGATTTAAAGCTAGAGAATATAACAGGGCTCGCAGACGGAAGGCCAGAAGCAAAAGCCGAGTGGATGGTTGGGAAAGTTAACGAAGGATTTAATGATTTTTATTTTGCAGACGATCATTTTAAAAATGTTAAAGCAGTACAAGACACTTTAAGTTTATTTGATGTAAAATCTGATGTTCAACAAGCTAAAATTAAATTTAGCAAAGGTCTAAATAAAAGTCTTAATAAAATGATTGAGCGCAACAAAAATGTAAAAGCCGAGGCTAATTACTCAAAAGCGGTTGCGCGAAGAAAAGGAGCTAATAAAGGTAGATTTAAATTCTTTTTACCATATGGAGCAGAAGACTTTAGAGGTTTAACATCTTATGTTTTAGCCGGCAAAGGAAAGCAAGGAGATGCAGATCAAAAGTTTTTTGAAGATAATTTAGTTAATCCTTATGTAACAGGTGTAGCAGCAATGGAAAGAGCCAAGAGAGCATTAAAAAATGATTACGCGGCACTTAGAAAAATGTTCCCCACAGTTAGAAAAAAATTAGGTAAGAAAGTGCCAGGATTAGAATATACTTATGACCAAGCTATAAGAATTTATTTGTATAATAAATCCGGGTTTGAAGTGTCTGGTTTATCTAAGCGTGATTTAAAAGCTATAAACAAATTTGTCGAAGGTGATGCTGATGTAAAAGCTTTTGCCGATGGATTACAATTAATAACTAAAAAAGACGAATGGGTTAAGCCTAATGAGTATTGGGATGTGAGTAGCATATTACAAGATATAAACGAAATATCCGAAAAAGTTAGCAGAAAAGAATATCTTGCTGAGTTTATTGAAAATGTTGACGCTGTATTTGACGAGGCTATGCTAAATAAACTTGAAGCGGTATATGGGACTGGTTACGTTGAAGCTTTAAATAATATTATAAGCAGAATGAAGTCTGGTGTAAACCGACCTAGCCAGCCTGGTAAATACGAAAGACAATGGTTAAACTGGGTTAACAATTCTGTTGGTACTATAATGTTTTTTAACAGAAGATCCGCTGTGTTACAGATGTTATCATTTGCTAACTTTGTAAACTGGAGCGACAACAATCCGTTAAAAGCGGGCATTGCTTTTGCTAATCAGCCGGCTTATTGGGAGGCATGGTCTAAAATATTCAATTCAGATAAACTAAAAGAAAGACGTGGAGGTTTAAAGTCCGACGTGCAAGAACAGGAAATTGCGAATCAAGCTAGGAATAGTAAAAACAAAGCAGGTGCTATAGTTTCTTATTTATTGAAAATAGGTTTTACCCCTACACAAATAGCAGATAGTATGGCTATTGCGACCGGAGGTGCTACGTTTTTAATAAACAGGACTAAAACATATACAAAACAAGGCATGTCAAAAGCGGATGCCGAAGCTGCAGCGTTCGAAGATTTTAGTAAAATATCAGATGAGACACAGCAGTCAGGTGACCCTATGTTAATATCCGCTCAGCAGTCCAGCCATTTAGGGCGCCTTGTATTGGCTTTCCAAAATACGCCGATGCAATACACTAGATTAATGAAAAAAGCCGGCCAGGATCTTATAAACGGCCGTGGCGACTTTAAAACTAATGTTAGTAAGATTGCTTATTATGGTTTTATACAAAACTTAATATTTAACTCATTGCAACAAGCTTTATTCGCTATGATACCCGGTTTTAGTGATGAAGAAGATGAAGAAGATGTTGATAAAAAGCTAGATAAAAAAGAGTTAAAAATACTGAATGGAATGCTTGATTCTATATTGCGAGGCTCTGGTTTGTATGGTGCAATAGCATCTACGATTAAAAACGCATACATGCGCTACGAAAAAGAAGAAGAGAGAGGGTTTACCGCTGATCATACTTATACATTGTTGGAGCTTGCAAACATATCGCCACCTATAGGTTCTAAGCTTAGAAAAGTGTATGGGGCAATACAAACAAATAAATTTGACAGGGGTATTATAGAAAAAAGAGGTTTAGAAGTTTTAGACAAGCAAGGTAACTTAAATTTAAGCCCATCATATCAAATAATAGGCGGTCTATCTTCAGCATTTCTTAACCTACCATTAGACAGGGTTGTATCTGAAATTAATGCTTTAGCGGAGGCGGTTGATGATAGAAACACTGCATATCAAAGAATAGCTTTGTCCTTAGGCTGGAGGACATGGGATGTTAGCGCTAAGAATGAATATCACGATTTTCTTAAACTAGCTATACAGGAAGAGAAAAAAGATGCTTCAAAGAAAAAAAGAGAATATAATAAACTTGTTGCAACGCAAAAGAAGTTTGATAAACTAGCTGCGATGACTCCTGATGAAAAACGAGAGTACTTATTAAAAGAAAAAGCAAAGCGATCTGCTGCAGCAAAAAAAGCAGCGGCTACAAGAAAGCGAAACAAAAGAGTAAGAGATTCAATACTAAGATCAAATTAATATGGAACCATTTAACATTAGAATACAAAACATAACGCAAGGCACAAAAAAACCTGTTAACCAAGAGGTAACGCAAAATGCTGATGGTAGCGGTGGGCCTATTGCTATTGCTAAGCAGGTGTATACACCTCAACAGGACCCAAAAAATAAAAAACAAGCTAAAGAAAGATTAAGACAGTATGAACAAGACCCTTACCAAAGATCAGTTGATAAGTTTCCGCAGTTTAATCAAACTAATGACACCATCATAAGCAGCACAAGTGGGAACCGCAATCTTAATAAACACATGAATTCTCTTAAAGCAAAAAACGCTGCTACTCATTTACACGATGGCAACGAATCCAATAGTTATATAATAAATAATATGAAAGGGCCTAAAGACTCTGCTTCATATCGTGAACCAAACGGCAATATAACTACTTATGAGTTGCATGATAAAGAAGGTTTAAGAAGTAGTGTTAAAGCTGTGGCAAAGAAAAAAGACGCATGCTACCGCAAAGCAAAAGCAAAGTATGATGTATTCCCGTCCGCTTACGCTTCTGGTTATATAGCTAAATGTAGAAAACGAGGAGGTAAATTAGGATAATGGCATACGAGCAAAGCAAGTCCGCGTTCCCCAAAGTACGTAAGACTAAAAAAGGAGCATCACTTAAACGTTGGTTTAAAGAAGAATGGATTGATGTAAGAACCGGTAAGCCATGCGGCCGAAGCGAGGGCGAAAGCCGTGGTACGCCATATTGCAGGCCAAAGAAAAGAATATCAAGTAAAACCCCAAAGACCGCAAGCGAGATGTCAGCTAAAGAAAAAGCTGCAAAGATCGCTGAAAAGAAAAGACTAGGACAACCAAAAGGCAAACCCAGAAGAGTTAAACCTGTTAAAAGAAGAAAATGAGTTTACAAGAACTAAAATTATACGCTATAAACGGCAGTACACTTGGCCTCACCACTTTTACACAAATAGAAGATGGTTTAAAAATAATGCTGCTCTTAGTGACTATTGGATATACCATAGCGAAATGGAAAGACATTAAAAAGAAAAAGTAATGATGAAGTATTTTAATTATTCAGAATTTGATAGCCCCGATGTGCAGGGCTCTGGGCAGATGATGGATAGGGATTTTTTACAAATACTAGATCAAGCGAGAGATCGCTTTGATAAACCTATTAATATAAATTCTGGGTATCGTACGCCGCAGCATAATGATTCTGTTGGTGGGACCGAGAAGTCTTCTCACCTAAAAGGTTTAGCTGCTGATATTGATTGTCGCAAATCAAAAGATAGATTTGAGCTTATTGATATATTCTTAGACTTAGGCATAAACAGGATCGGCATTGCAGATACTTTTATCCACATTGATGTCGACCCTGATAAATCACCTAACGTTATTTGGACGTACTAACCATCACAGGCAGCACATTCAGGATCCATAGCTTGTTGTGCTATATCTCCGCGTAGAACACTCTCTGTTCTAGTATAATACAAAGTCTTTATTCCGTTCTTCCATGCTTGCATATGCACCTGGTTAATCCATTTTGGCGTAGCAACACTTGGGAAAGCGAGATTCAAACTAACCGACTGATCTATGTACTGCTGGCGAATGCCTGCTTGATTCACTAGCTCTAGTTGGTTTATTTCTTTAAAGGTTTTAAATACTTCTTTAGCTGGTATATCATGCGCTAGCATTACCTCATCTAGCTCTTTAATATCTTGTACACTCCCGCCATCAGCAAGTATCTTATCCCATATTTCATTTGTATTTAACTTATGTTTTCTAAGAAGCTTTACAAGCGTGGGGTTCTTCCTAATGAACGTACCCTTCGCACTTTGTTCCGTGAAAACATTAGCGGCCCAAGGCTCAATGCCAGGACTAACGTTACCGCTAAGCTTACTATTAGACACAGTAGGAGCAACAGCCCTAAGATGGGTGTTACGATAACCAGTGCCAGCACACCAAAGAGGTTCGCCGTAAATTTCCGCAAGGTCCATAGATGCTCGTTCGCTTTCGATTTTGATTTGCGAAAATATTTTCCTAGTTTCAAATTGAGCAAGTAAACCTTCAAAAGGAATTCCCTTTTCTTGGAGATACGTGTGCCATCCGAGTACACCCAATCCAAGCGCTCGTCCCTTTGAAGCAGAACGAACGGCATTTTCAAAACCTCTAAGTCCTTTGGCTCTTTGAATAAATTCCTCCATAACGCCGTCAAGAAACCACGTGGCGTCGTATATAAGGTTAGTACCTTTCCATTCTTCATATTTAGCTAAATTTAATGATGATAAGCAACAAACAAAACTATGACTCTCATCTGTGTGTAATGTAATCTCACTACAGATATTTGTCATATGCACTTTTAATCCGTTTTCTTTATATGCTTTTGGATTTGCCTTGTTAGTGTTTCCTTTAAACATGATATACGGCTCTCCAGTTGCTTTTCGCTTTCTAAGTAGTTTACTCCATCTATTTCTAGCGCTCGCATCTCCTTGTTCAAGCTTACGCATAAACTTATCACCAACAATTGCGCACTGATGTAGGTTAAGCGACTGTCTGTTAACATCTCCTTTAGGTTCTCTGATTTCCAACCATTCCTCGAAGTCGTCGTGGTCAATGTTAATATTAACTGAGGCAGCTCCTCTTCTGACTGATCCTTGATTAGTTGCAAGAATTGTTGAGTCGTATATTTTGCAAAAGGGGACAACCCCGTCTGATGTTCCATTACCTGTAATTGTTGCGCCGGCGGGTCTGATTTGATTTACACCGATACCAACTCCACCGCCGTGCTTAGCGAGTAGCATCATCTCTAAATTCTTTTGCCCTATATCTTGTATCGAGTCAGCAACATCAATACCAAAGCAACTAATAGGCAGACCACGATCGGTGCCAGTGTTACTAAGAACTGGCGAAGCCAAGCATAACCAACCGTTCCAGATATATTCAAAAAAAGTTTCCGCCATTTCTGGCTTATATAATCTGCGAGCAACTGTCTTAGCAACCCGCATGTAAGCGTCTCTCGGTGATTCGTCGTACAATAAATATCCCCCGGATATAGTTTTCTTGTATACGTCGTTATTACCCCACGCAGGGTAATCCTCACCTTTTTTCCAGTTTTCATTCCACATTATGTAAAGTATAGTATTGTGTAGGCTATTGCTACGTTTAAATTAACCGCTACTAAGTTCCATTGCTTTGCAACAAACACCTGCGGTATTGATATTACACCAGCAATAATGTATATTACTATGCCGGTCGGATCTGGCAGGAGGTGGGGGGCTGTCATCATAAATCCAGTCCCCATATATCCTAACCTATTTGCTATCCTCTCATGAGGCTTTAATCTTCTTTGTCTTACAAGCGCTTTTAATAAACTACGCTTTGTCGTAGAGGTCTTCATATATTTCTTCTTCGGTTATTAAATTACCAAATGTCCTCGAAGTCTTCGCCTTCACCAGCTTTCGAATAGTCCGTCGGCCGAACCGCGAAAAAATCAGTATGAGTGACCCCGCCGGTAAGATGATAGAACCAATCAAGATTAGCCGCTGCATCTTTGTCATACGGGAAGTACGAGCCAAGGTCAACATAACCAAGTTCCACCAGTTTTTCATTTGTTCTTTTCTTTATAAAGTGTTTTAAATCATTTGACTTGATGCCTTCAATGTCGCCCATCTCAAACATCTTATCTATATACTTACTCTCAAGTTTTACCATCGTTTCAGCAGCTTTAATTATATCTTCTCGACATAATTCTAATAATTGATTATTTTCACTGCACATATCGCGAAACAACTTACAGCCCATTTTACTGTGTAAAGATTCGTCTCGCACACTCCACTTCATTTGTTGCCCTATACCTTTTAATAAGTTTCTTAATTGAAAAGAATAGAGAACAGCAAAAGCAGAATATAAACTAACCCCCTCAGCAAAAGCGCTAAAAACAGCAAGAGACTTGCCAATACCAACAGAGCTTGTCCCGCCATAAGCAACCAGGTTATCAAACCTTTCAGCAGTTGCAGGCTCATGGAGAAAGGCTTCATAATTTTCAAGACCAAGTGTTTCATTTAAATAACTATAAGCTACAGCATGTATTGTTTCTTGTGATCCGAACATCATGGCCATTTGCTGTATTTCGTGTTTAGGAAACCATGATACCACTTTCTGTGTCCAGTAATCTGAAACAGCACATTCGGTTTGTGCAAAACCTAATAGTATATTACCTACTAGATTCTTTTCTTCTGGTGTTAATTTTTCTTTCCAATCTTTTATATCGCCTTGCATTGGTATCTCAGTGTGTAACCAAAATGCTTGTGCTTGTTTGAGCCAGCCTTCAGTGTAATACTCAGGATACTCAAACGGCTTATATGCTATACGCGTATCAAATAACCCCATTACTTATATATTTCTATTGCTACATCTACAAACGGTATATAAAAAACAAATGCTGTTTGCTTCTCTTCTTCGTAAGTTCTCATTCCAAATAATATACCTGGGTAAAACCCAAGTGATACCGCCCAAGTAGGGTTGTTTTGTTTATCCATAAACTTTTATATTATATTTATCCATTATTTCTACTAGTTCTTTGTATTTTACTTTGCCTCGTACGTCCCAACTCCATTTGACAAACTTATCAATTTGACGCTCAGCGTACTTTTGCCTTGCTATCCTTTTCGCTTCGATAGGATTAGGCGAATTGTTTCGTCGCATTCTTTTTGATTTTGTGGTTTGTATAATGTTACGTTTGGAAACTGTGTCATTACTAATCTTTTAAACAACTTCCAACGCATAGGGAATGATTCATTAGCTCTGCCTTTGGTCTCAATAATAAAGTCTTCGCCAATAAAATCTGGTGTGTACTTAATAGGTAATATGCGTTTGCAACCTCTATTCTTGTAATCACCTTTACCATTAGCTTGTCTTTCGTAAACTTCATTTTCAAAATGAAAGCCAGCAAGTAAAACAAATGTTTCGCCTTCGTATTTAGCTTTAACCTTTGCTTTTTTCAAAGCCATATACATATAGCGCTCAAGGCCTGAAGCAAAGTTGATGCCATCATATGACACCTTCTTCGCTTGTACTGGCCCTCGCTTTTTGCTTTTTCTTTTATATGGTTGTCTCCTCATGGACTTCGATATTTCTTAGCAATGCTTCTTGCATTTCTTCCGTGCTTGATTCTTTTAGCTTTTGCATGTATAACACAGCATCCATTAATTCTTCTTGCAAATGATTAATCCAAGCAAACAAATTTGATTTGTCATCGTTAAGGGTTACGCCGTACTTTGCAAAGCCTACATCTGATCTTGATACAAACTTATCAACAACGCGTTCAACAACTGGGTCTCTAAACTCTATTTGTTTTTTATTCATAATGTTGTTCCTGTTTTAACAAACGTACCATTGTGCATTACGCCGGTTCTATTAGCTATTTCTTTGTAAGCATCGTCAATGCAGTCTTCAATATTGTAACCTCTTTGAAATGCTAAGTTAGTTAGTACAACAACCATATCACCTATCGCATCTTTTATTTCATGCTCATCGTCCACAAGAAGTGCCGCTGCTAATTCCCCAGCTTCTTCTATTAGCTTCACATATTGTGTATGAGCATTGCCATTTTCATATATACCTCTTTCAGCAGCCCACGATCGTATTAGATCAAATCTAGCGCCGTCTAATGCTGTTGTCTTTGGATTATGCTCTAGATTAAAAAAGGCCTCATAGAAAGCCTTATTGTAAATATAGCTTCGATCATCATTAAACATCGAGGTTTTAGCGTTCTGCATTATCCAAGGTATATGTTCTTTTTTTAATTTAAACTTATATTCTGGTGTCTCCCATTCTAATCCTATGTTATCCATAAGATTGCCTTTAAGTTTATTTAAAGGAATAGGAAATGTACTTGTTTGTTCTGTTGGGTTTATTCTCATATTTGATTTAAATAAATTTTTATATAGTGTTCTGTCTTTTCTGTAGCCATAAGACTGTTGAAGTTCTATCTCTTTGTTAGATATTAAATTAATATCATCACTCGTAAATAAAACTTCGTATTCGCCTGGTGCATATCCTTGCTGCTCCGTAACCCTCTTATTAAGATTACGCGTAACTCCGATCTTTTTACCAGGAATATGATAAATATTATACATAGTTTTAAACAGCTACTGGCGCAGTAATTACTTTGCCTGGCTGATAGTTATTTAAGGTTAGTAATCCATTGTGAAAAGCATATGTAGGAGCGCCATTAAAATCTTCATCTAAGTACTGCTCAACTGCTTCCTGTTGATTCTTATATATGTGAGCGTCAATAAATTTAACGTTTACACGCTTTGCATTATAACCCGTTTTCTCGGCTATGTATAGCAAAATTTGAGAGTACAAAGCCATATCGTACGGCACACCAAGAAATATATCTGCACTTCTTTGCAGAGCAAACATATGCAAGTTGTTCTTTTCAACAAAAAACTGAAAGTACAAATAGCAAGGGGGCAAAGCCATTTCTTCAAGCTGTGCTGGATTCCATAAGCTTACTACATGACGTCTACTGTCAGGCTTCTCGTTTATATTCTTTATTACAGCCTCTAATTGATCATATCCTTGGCTGTTAAAGTTTCTAAGCTGATGACCATAAACAGGACCTAAGTCTCCATTCTCATCTGCCCATTCATTCCATATTTTATTACCAGCTTCCTGTAGCGTTTTAATATTTGTTTCGCCGTTGATAAACCATTTAAACTCTGATTTAAATATATGCGGAAACATTTTGCGCCCGCTTAATATAGGAAAATGCTTAGATATATCAATATCAATATCTAAAGAAAATGTAGATGCGCAACCAACTCCAGTTCTTTCGTTGTCACGTATTACATGATTTTCCATTACGTCTAGTAATAAATCCCTGTATTGTAATTCATAATCCGCTTCCGCGTATTTGGGATCGTTATTTATTATTGTATTTCTCATAATAGTATTTACACATTTTATAGTATTCTGGCCAAATTGTTTTTCTACAATACTTGCTGGGTGACAAGTGTGGCTTTTCCCATTTTTTGTAAGGGCCTAAGCTAATTGCTATATGCCAATGCTCTGTATCGCCTTGTATGCCGTAAGGTGATATTCTTATATTGTTTTTAACACAAAAGCTATACCACTTAAACTCCTCTTCATTATACGTATAACTTGGCATTGGTTTCACCCGTTTGCCATATAAACTTGGCATTATTCCCAGGGCATTTTCTCGCCAGCAAGATTAACTTGCTCGTGAGGAATAAAACAACCAGACTTTGGTTCCCATTTAAAATGAGCTTCAGCTCCATTCTCGCCTAAGTTTTGAAACTTAACTTTAAGTACTTTAGCCTTAACAGTTTTAGCTTCATAATCTCTGTGAACTAATAACCCATGATAACTAGCATCGTACCATTCACCACCACCTTTAATATTATACATTGACGGCTCTTCAATTTTACCATTGCCATCTTTGTACATCTTAGTTGGGTGTGCTACAATAAAAACTAGCACATCATACTTCTTAGCAAAGATTTCAATCTTAGTTAAGTATTCCATAGTATAACGATTAACGTCTTCTGTTTTACAATCAACGTCTCTAACCTTATTATATGGATCTATAACTAAACATTTAATACCTTTACGTTTAACAAGCTCAGCTCCTTTCTTTAATACAGATTCTAACGTGTAGCGTTCCATATCTATATGAAAGTAATTAGTGTTACAATGATCCGCTACTTGATTCCATCGATCAGTACCAATATCATCTCTACTCGGCATGCCTTGCCAAGTTTTACGCATTAGCTTATGAGCGTGTAAATATGTTGGAACATTTTCTGGCGAAGCGAATGCCGTTTTCCAACCGTAATTAGCGTTATACCCAACAACCATTTGGTCGACAAAGTCACTCTTCCCGGAACTAGGGATACCAGTGACAGTAATAAATTGACCAGTGTAAGTTGAGAATATGTCGTCAAAATTTTGTAAGCCAATTTGGAATCCTGGTTTAAAGCCATTACGAACAAAGTCGGTAACTTCGTCTTCAATATCCCTGAACGTTGTAACATTCTCCAGCGGTACTGGCTTGCTTCGCGAAATACGCTCTGCCAATTTTTCTTTTCCATGCTTTATTAAATATTCGTTAGCGTCTTTGCAATCATCAAATGTCGCTATATAACATACCTCAGAGCCTAATCTACGTATTAACTCTGTTTGCAAGGCTTGACCAGCTTCGTCTGAATCTACGGCCAATATAACCTTCTCTTTGTCTTCGAAATAATCTATACAATTGTCTAAGTAATCTAAGTTGTTAGTATTAAGTGTTGCACCATTAGGAACAGATATTGCATTTGTTATACCAGCTTCATGCAACGCCAAGACGTCCATTTCACCTTCAACAATAATACAATATTCCCACCCTACAATGCTATCTATATTGTAGAATACTTTTTCAGCACCCTTATATAATTTAAAGTTCTTTCTTCCATCACGGTATTTAACATTAGTTAATTCGCCGCCCATAAAATAATTGAACTTTATTACATTCTCGGATTTACCGGTCTGAGGCATATATTCAGGACCCTCCTCAATCTTTAGATCGAAGAGAGTTTCCTGAGATATACCACGAGTTTTAAACCATTCAATTACTTTATCACTTACAAATTCAGGCTTATCTGGATCTGTTTTAACTTCAGGCTTTACATATATTTTTTCAGCTTTGCCTTTACGTTGATAAGTATGCAGTTGAAATGATTTATTACAATTATGACAAGTACCGAGACCCCGTTCCCAATCGTAAGAAGCGCATTTTGCTTTTTGATTCTTGGGTTTTCTATCGTGGGAACACACAGGGCATATACCCTGTGCTTTACCCTCTTCAAGCTTATGTATATTGAACTCGTCAATAACAAATCCATTGATCTCTGTTGTCTGCATTTAATTTAATTAATCTTCTATTAGTGTTACATTACCATCGCTGTCTGTAGTTATGCTAATGTAATCGTTTTCATCTACCATTCTTCTAAGCATTTAGGACATATGTCGCAGTAGTCGTGATCCTCTTCGGACATTTCTTCCTTGCATATTTCACATGTGTATAGCACTAGAAAGGCAGATCAACTTCAGGCGCAGCTTGCCCCACTGGAGCAGCTTGCATTGGTTGGTCTTGTCTTGGTGCAGCAGCAACATTGTCGCCGTTAGTCCAAACAACTTGAACATTACCTAAGTAAACTTTCTTTTGTTTAGCTTCACGCTCTTCTTTTGATTGCGCTACAACCACCGGACCTTGATTCCCAAACTGATCTGTTTCGTCATTTATAGTAATTGTAATAGGTAAATACTTACCTTTCTTACCAGTAATGATTTTATCTGCTGGGATTTCCGATAAATTGATACTCGTTTTAATTATACTTGCCATTATGTATATTGATTTAACTGATTAAACATCCTTTGCAACTGATCTTTAGTTGCGCCGCTATTCCGCCTTAAGTTGTCTACGGCTTTTACATGGTTTTGGTTGGTATAGAAATTATCTACACTTGTTTCCATTCCTGTTACTGTACATACTTTTGTTTGGTTTTTTCTGGTTCTTGCCATTTTTAAAGGGTTTTGTTAATAAAATAATTGTTTGGATCGAAATCCGGATTTTGGTAAAACAATTTATATTGTTCCGCCGCTTGTTGAACTTTGTCTGCACCACGTTGATAAAATTCAGGTGAGCAATCAAATATTCCTATTTGATGTGTTGTTTTGTCTATAACTATAAACAACATTTCATAACCAAATAGTTTACTATAAATGTAAGCTTGCGAGTCGTAGTTGTATCGCCATGCTGAGCTACGAAATTTTGTTATATCACCTGTGGTTTTCAAATCAATTATTAAACCTTCTTCATGATTAACAATATCCGCTTTGCCTTTCCATTGCAAACCTTCTAACTCTGTAATCGCAGGCTGTTCGTAATCTACTTTAGTACCTCGTATTAAACCACGACAAATATCGTTCTCTAACATTTTGTCTGTCATTAGTTCAATTTGATCTACTTCTTTTTGTAGAAGACACAGCTCACCGCCTGAGATCTCTTTATACGCTTTAGTATTCCGCGTAGAACTTTCAACTATCTTATACTTCTTAAGCTTATCGGGCTCAAGTATTGCAGTGTGAAAGTAACCGCCAACTAAAAATGCAGCTGACGGTTTTAGTGGTGTACCAAGCGCTAAAGGATTTGTAAGCAAAGTTCCAATATCACTATTAGACAAGTATTGTTTACCAAACTTGCCGTAGTAGTTTTCATCGTCCCTCAGCTTTTCAATAGCTGCTTTGTTTTTCATTATAGTGTTGTTAACGCTTTTTCAACTTCAGCGCTTAATTTGTACTTCTTTTTAATTGCATCAAGCTTTCCGCCTTTTTGCACATAATCCTTTGCTTTAGCAAATGCTGGATCTTTTGTTGAGGTTAATGTTGCACTCGCACCTTTGCCATGGTTATTAGTAGCATCGCTATCTTGAGTGTCATCTATTAGGAATAAATTACCTAACGCATACTTCTTTCCATAACTCGACGCACTACCAAACTGCTGAGGTGTTTGCATACCTTTTTGATTAACGTCGACACCGACTAAAGCTGTAGCGTGTATAGCATTTTCGCCATCAGATACAGTTGCCGTTGTTTGCATTATAGGCATATTGTGGTTATCGATTAGTTCTTCATTAATCGTTACTGATACTCCTAACTCCAATAGAAAGGGTTTTGTTGCTTCGAGAATGTCTTCGGCTGATCTGAAGTAGTATTTGCCGAAAGAATTAAACCTAGATTTTTTAGATTTAAATTTTGTCTGGATCGTTGCCAGTTTTTCATTTATGGTCATATGGTTTTCTTATTTGGTATATTAATATAATTACACATTTTTAATTGCATTTAAGTTCATAACTTACAGATAATCAATCACTTGGTTTGCGTCAGTGTTAGCGATAAGTTTATTTATAGCTTCTCTTTTTATCTGTGAAACACGTACATTTGCAGTGTTTACATTTATATTTAATTTGCCTGCTATATAATTAGCAGAGTGCTTGTCACAATCCAAACCGTATGATAATCTCAATACTTCATATTCAATACCTGTTAAGTGTTGTTTCATTAAACTTAACAAATAAGCATTGAGTAAATTTATATTGTATGGTTCAGAATTATCTGGTATTTGAAACAATGGATTTTCCTCTTCTGTATTATAATTTACATCTATACTAGAAAATATAGAATTAAAAAACATTGTAACAATTTTTTCATCTTTAGGATTCTTACGTATTTCAGTTAGCTTATGTTCTGGTATGCGTATGTCACCCCGGTTAATATCAATCGCACGTCTTATAGCTCCTTTAATTCTTTTACTAAAGAAACTTTTTAAAGTTTTTTCAATATCTTCAGAGTCAATAAGCTTATCCCATTCTAACTTATCTACCGCAAGAGTTAAACCTTTGCTACCTTCTTGTATTAAATCGTTAATACTTAGTACTCCGGATGCTTGTTCTGATGTAGCGAACTTGCGCGCTAGATTCTCAACAAGCGGTAAAAATTTTACAATTAACTCATCTCTTGTGTAGTAATCATAAAACTTATCTTCAGGCATAGACCGTTTAAGATCTTCCTTATACCTTATATAGTTTTGTACATTGTACTTTTTCATAGTTGTTGATTAAGTAATTCTTTTTCTTTTTTAAGTTCGTTACTCATATTACGATATATAGTTCTTGTTGAACATTTAAGTGCGTCAGCAAGCCTTGCAACCGTTATTTTAATTTGGCTATCATTTATAAGTAGCATCGCATCGTATATTTCGCTTTCAGATATTTTAGATCTACCGACTAGCTTACCTACTATAGATAGCTTTTGTCGCATATCTAAACCCGTGAAGTCTTTGAATATAACTTTACGTAATTTATTAGGTGGAGGTGTATCTAATTCCATCAAAGAAACATCATATATCATGCTTTCCCTAAGTTGATCTGAAACATTAAATGTTACAAACCCTGTACGCTTATTACATATGTATTTAACAAGCCCTGCAAAAGCTTCTTGATCCAGTTGAGGATTAAGATACCATAACACATACAAATGCCATTTGAGGCTCTTATATGTGTTTATTTTAGCCCGTGAGTTAAAGAGTGTATAGCATTGATGTGTACCACTTTCGTAATACCAGCCCCACTCGAACGTTTCTGTAGGTTCGTCTGACCACGGAAAACATCTATATATAATACGATGCTGGTTTAGGTATTTGGTATTTCGGTCGTAGTATGACATTAGGTTCTTACTATTAATTATATATTAGCTATCGTCGCGCTAGTAGATTAAAATCTTTAATCTTCTGTTGTACTTCTTTAAAAGCTTTGCTTTATTTTCTATGTTGCCGCCAAAAATAGTTATGTTTTTATTAAAACTATATTCGCTTTGAAAAGCTGCTTTTACTATCTCGTTATGCAAGATCGATATTCTATTTTCTAGAAACCTTACGTGTTCCGCTTTTCTTCGTTGCCTTTTTAATTTTTGTATTAATGTTCGCATAATTCGTTGATATAATGTGGTCGTATAATTTTTTGCTCATTCTTATTTTTTACTTTATGTTTATCTTGTTCATAATAATTCCAGTACGCAGCTAAGCTACTAGGCTCTTTGTATTCGTCAGGCATACATTGAGGCGGTTGGATAAATCCATTATCGGGCATACCTGAAGGCGGGTACATTAAAGCTTCACGACACTTAGCAATACTAAGGTGATGCTTATTGTATCTAGCTGTATACTCTTTACCTAATGCAAGCATGTGATCGTACAACCAATTGTAGTGGTGTATACTATCACGTACCCATATAGTACTTGGATGATTAAGGTGTGCTTTTTTGTATGGCACATTGTCACCGTTGTTATATACATGATGTGCAGTACATAACATTTGCGCCGACTCCAGAATCATTTTAACCTTATGCTTGTCGTAAAAGAAACTAGCCGCTTTAGCTGGGTCTGGGTGTAAATAAAATATATTCATTAAAACCTTTTGTTGTTAACTCTATTATAATGTTTGTCTAATAATAGGTGAGCGACTTCTTCGCTTATCATATTTTCGTTGTATAGTTCCCATATTAATTTACTCATAGTTACGTAGTGTTTTATACAGAGGATGACGATAGCTACCAGCTTTTGTACGTTCAAAATATGTAAACGTAGCACGCTTGCCAATATAGTCATGCACATTGTTTAGAATGTAGCGACGATCATCAAAGTTGTAGCCTTTGCCGATAGGGCAGCCGAACTCAACGCCATCGTCATCTTGCATAAGAAACTTACCGATTAGACCGGTAAATTTACCTTTGCCCGCTTCGTAGCCAACAATAGTAGCTTCGGTGTCGTGAAAGTCTTTAAACTTTTGAAGGTTGTAAGAACGTTTACATTCGTACGGTTTGTCAAGACGCAGTATAGAACCTTCGTAGCCATTAGCTAAGAAAGCGTCGTTGTGCATGTTTAAAGCCTCTTCGTATTTATCAACTAGGTATGTGTTAGTAAATTTAACACAATAGCTTTCCGGCAGTTCATTTTTAAGCCATGTAATTCGGCTAGAAAATTTAGCACGGCGAAGTGCAGGACCCGGGATATAGTCGTAGCAATGAAACTGTACATATCCAGCGGACTCAACTCGATCACCTTCTGTTGGCTTTGTTTTACGAACAAGTGAGATAATTTTTTCGAAGTCATCTTTTAGTTCGTGGTTGTACAATTCGCCATCGAGTACCACATCAGGATACGTTTCGAAGAACGGTTCGAGGTTTGCGGTAATGTGATGGATATTAAGCCACTCTTTACCGGTGCGTGAGTAAGCGCCGTCTTTAGATATTACACAGCGTACGCCGTCAAGCTTAGGTTGTATAAATACTTTCTCGGACCAGTCGACTTCTTTCTTGCCTACTTTGTATGCGAGCATTGGTTTTATCATAATCTATTTATTTTGTTTTCTATATATTTAATTTTATTGTGTATAATCGCAGCTTTTTCGAACTGCTCTTTTTCTTCGTATCCAGATAGCAATGTCATTAATCTAGCTAACTCAGCGAGTAATAACTCTTCTTCATTAACAAGTTCAGCGTTAGTACCTGTGAACATTTGATTTACGTCAGTGGTGAATTGCTGATCCCATTCTTTCTGCTTTTCAATTAAGCCGATCATAACAAGGTCAGCAACTCTTACCGCTAACTGTTCAATTTCATCTTCAGTCATTAACCTACTTTATTATATTCCCACTGGCCAATGATGTGGCTATTAATAAATTTACCTTTAGATGAAGCATTAAATAAGCCGTGCCAGTAAAAAGATGGTACACGCTCATAGTCGTAAACAACGCCGCTTTTATAAAATAACGTTAGTCTTTTAGTTACGTTGTTGTACTTTGCATCATGGATGCACTCGGAGTCCACTAGGACTTTTTCAATTATATTACTCATAGTTTTAATTTATTATATTATCGATTATACTTCGTGTTAAGTTTGTAAATTAGTGAAACACTAAACCTACCTTGTGATTTTTACTAAACCACTTTGTTGCCATCAGATCAATACTAGAAGCATCCACATAACCGTTAGATACAAGATCGCTATTAGTAGAAAAGATTTTTGTGTGTCTGTGTTTTCTTTCATTTATCATATGTTTTTGCTTGCCTGAATCACTGAATATTATATCGTAATTACTTGGCAATGAAGTCTTTAGCATCATATCTACCATATTGGTATAACTGTAAAACCGTACGCTTGGGTTGTGTATAGCAACTTCAATCCACTTTTTTAGATATGCGGGTGAGTAGTAATCTCCGCTATCATGGACTCTGACGTAATCAGGTTTCTTCTTACGTATTTCAGCGTTCATAGCCTCAACAAAGTTGTCAGTCTTTGTTAGCTGATAACGCTTCTCAAACGCCGGTTTTACATTAGACCAGATGTAGGCTCCTTTCTTGGCATAACAAAATTTAACGCATTCGTCAGCCATCGGGCATGTCAACTTACCACTTGCAGATTTATATGCAGGTATACCGAAGTTAAACACGCGAAGCCCGAGTTCTTTACTTGTCTTTTTTAGTTTACTGTTCTGTGTCAGGAGATTCATAGTACTCAATTATTTTTTCAATATCGTCTTCCATGTTTATAATGTCCCGCGCATATTCTAGCAAATCTTTAAATCCAGATAGTTCATAACTACTGAATTCATACACATCACGCTCTTCGATCGCGTAGATGCAGTCTCTCATATCTTTTGCCGTGTTTTCGAAGCGGCAATAACTCATATTTGGCATAATTTTAGTATTAGTCTAGCAATACCATATAGGCTTCAATATTGTTTTTTTGAAACCAACGTAGTGCTTTGTGAAATTCATTTATTTGTTTACTTGTTACTGTTTTAGGTGCAACTTCCATTACATACTGGCTACCCATAATAAAATCGTACATCGATAGCTCAACACCGTTTAGATCGTATGTTTCGCCGCTGAACGGGTTTGTTACTGTTTCACCATTTTCGTATATCATACCAGTAAACCATTTAGGCACCGACTGTTTCGTCTTCTCTTTCGTACTCATAACCTTCTTCAATTAGTTCGTTTTCAATTTCTTTTTTCTTATCATTGTAATAGTCGTCATATACTTCTTCAACAACTTCTTGAAAAGCATAGTCTTCATCATCAAGCTGGTCGTAGTATATGCTAGCGCCATCAATCATAGCGTCAGGCATTTTTTCTAACCAGTCGTTATCGTAATAGTATACGTCTTCATTAACATTAGGGTTGCGATCATTGTCGGTTGCAATCCATACTTCATAGCCATCGGCAGTTGTTTCAGTATAAAACATCATGTCAGGTCTATTAGGCCAGTCGCTAGTTATCTTAAAATCAAAGTGATTAGCTATAGTTTTAAGCATGTAGTCATGGTCTAAATCTTCTCTTTCAAGTACGTTAATTTTACGTAACCTAGCGGCTATCAATTCGTCAGTTAGTATTTTACTCATAGTCTTTAGATATTAAAATGTTATCGCCGTATTTAAAATCCCACGCTGAAACTCTCATAAGCTCAAGGTTAGAAAATGTATATAACGAGCTAACGTCGCTAATTTTTAAGTCACTATAAAATGTAGTGCTTGAAAAAGCCTCGACTATAGAGTCAATAGAAGCTTTGTATTTGTCGTTTTCAGAGGAATGTAACGCCTCTTTGATTTCAGGCTTTAGCCTTTCATAAATTGTTAGTCTACTCATGTTTGTTTGATTTATTATATTATCGATTCTTGTTCGTATTCAATTTGTAAATTTTCTAACGCTATTTTATAACCAAAGTTAATCGCCATTTGCATTAGTATTAAAGAGCCTTGACCGCATCCGCCAGCAAAGTTCTCTAGTTGTTCTCTGTCTTCAGGCGTTGCTACAATACCTCGATCGAGCTTCGCCATTTCTGTTTTTATGTATTTATTTATTTCCATAGTGGACGTGGCAGGAATCGAACCTGCGTTTAGGTAATGCACAAAGCAGAACCCCTATCCATTTCACGCCCAATTGAGAGGTGGACGGGACTGGAATGTTAGGAATGCACGTCATTTACTAGTATGCCCTGACTTATATCCTTTTATCTGTTTTATCCCGTCTTTCGCCTGCATACGTATCTCATCTCCGAGTTTCTATATGCGACAGCTTCCAACCTTAAACCTCTCTGTAGTGTGTCAAACATCCTTTCTGCTGCTTGCCGATTAGCAAGTTTCAACCATTCGTCATGGTCTTAGTGGGAAACACGCTACTTACGTCGCCAAGATCGGTGCACTGATGCGCTTACCTCTTGACTGACAATTTGTATTGTATTGCCCGTTTTATGCTCAATGATTGGGACATACGAGTATGTTTTAGTTGTTGAGCACTTCACACACGTGTTATATCCTAAGTCTAAACGGACAGGGTGTACTTTATTTCCACATCTACAATACATAGTTTAATTTTTTATTTGTTACATTTATATTATCGATTTGCGTTCGTATTACATTTGTAAATTTAATACATATCCGCCTGCCACTGAGGTATACCTGCGTTGTATCTCTCCCAATACTGACGCTCGATCGCCTCTATTTGCACTCTTGTGAGTGGTTTGTGGCTAAATTTTCGTTGTTTTCTTTGTTTCTTCATACATTTTAGCTATTGCGAGGTGCATAACGTGGCTGTGTATAGCATTAAAGTCATCACCGTCTTGTTCAAAATCCGATAGTTGCCATTCAACACTATCATACATTAGTTCCATTGTGACGTCAGCGACACCTTGTGCGATTTCGTCAAGTTCTTTCATTTTACTCATAGATATATTCTTCCATTGCGTTAATAAAATCGTTTTTATCGATTATTTTAGAGTCATAGCAGTTTAAATTGTATATAAACGCTTCGTATAATTCTTTATTAGTTGCCATTTACAAAATCTTTATGTTTAGTTACCATCCATTCGCAATTGGAAAGCTTATGACCTGCACCGTGTAGGAATGCTTCGATTACTTCACTGTCGTCAGTTAAATCACTTACATCATATCTATATGCTTTGCCATCGGTATAGTCCATAATGAATACCCATTGTGCTTTTTGATGGTACGGTTTTTCGTTATTTTCTTCTTGCATCTCGTGCCATTTAGTTATTGTATCACTCATAATTAGTCTCCTGTATAGTTATCCCACCGGGTTTTACTCGCGTAGTACTCTGCACATCCGGCGTCATGCAGTCTACGTAATTCAGTATATCGATCGATATTATCTATTTTATCGTCAATTCTAGCTTTCATTTCAGCTTCTGTTTGGGCTGGTAAGTAGCTAACATTATAAGGCGCGAAGTTAAAGTGTTCACAGCCGTAACCGCTAGCTTGCTTACCGTTCCAAGTAGTCCACTCTTTGTAGTGGTAGGGAATACCCCTATGCAAAAGCATCCCAGATAGTTTTTTTGTCTTCGACATAAGTTAAGCCTTTGTAGTTAAACCATTGATAAATTCCGTCTTTATCTTTATCTTCATTATATTTGAAACCGAATGAAGGTGGCAGATTGCCTACTGTGTATGGTTTGAATTTAATACCATTAAGTTTAATAGATTTGTCGGTTGAAATTTTAAATGTTTGCATAGTATATTATTTATTTTATTCAATTATATTATCGATTTGTGGTCGTGTTTATTTTGTAAAAGTGCCATCGTGGTACATAGTGTGTATGTTATTAGAGAACCTTTGTGTTTCCCACAGTTTAGTGTGTGAATGAGTTCTACCTTTGTTACCAGCACCTTTAGCTCGTACTTGTACACGTTTGTATTCTCGATCGGTTAAGCCAGAGCAATAGTCACCTCTAGTTACTTCGATTCTATGTTTGCGATTCTTCGCTAGTCTTGAGTTTTTAACGTACTCACACGCTTCTTTCATTGTCATCATTGTACATTTCGTTTTACCCAGTTAATAATATATTCAAGTCGATCGAGTTCGTTAGGTATTAGTACTCGTTTGTGGTTATAGATAGTTACATCCATTCTACCCCTGCCGTGCCATACGCCCGTCCAATACTCGTCTTTAATTTTTACCACTTTGTTTATTTGGTATAACCTGTCGAGTCGGTTGCTATCAATTCTTATATAACCTGATTGATAAGATTTTATTTTACGTCCGTCGTTTAGTAGGAACGTGGTAGTTCCGTTATTATTTATTTCTATTAGTTTCATACTTATATATTATCGTTAGGTAATCGTATTAGTTTTGTATTTTGTTTATTAAATCGTTTGCTAACATTTCATATGTTTCGCCATCTTCTAGGTCACATTCGTATTTAACGAAGTTCCATAGTTCTCGGTAATTGTTTTCGTCTTTAGAGTATAATTCCTTGAAGTACTCTATAGTATCGTCATTCCAGTGAAATTCCATATTATTTAAATTTAGCCGCTACTTCGTAGATTTCTTGTTTGTCGTCGTAATCTAAACCTTCAGTTTGATTAGCGTACATTCTTAATACATAGTGTACAAAGACACAATCGTTTTCGGTGAGTTTAATATTTTTCATTTGTTAGTTGATTTATAGTAGTTAATTCTTTCTAAGACTTCTTGTCTTTCTATAAGACCCTCCATTTGCTGTAAAACATCGGTAGACATATCTATTTGTTTTCCGTTTTCACAAGTAAGTATAAATTGCATAGTAGTTATTTTTTAAATTCATATATATTATCGAATACACCTCGTATTGACTTTGTAAAAAGTATATAATTTGTTTATTAGTTAAAATAGTATTACAGGTATTGTACTCTACCTCTAAGTACCTAGAAAATTATTTACCCAAATAGTGTGACAATAGGGTGTTAAGTATATATAATAAGAAGCTATCGTCGCATACCGATCGATTGAATAAGTTATAGGTGGTTGCTATACACATCAGTTACGATGCATACCTGCGATCTGTTCAACGTTATTTATACTGGTGATGCACACATCTCAACGCGCCAGTCCCGTTAGGGTTTGAACTAGATTACTTTACTTCGTCTAGTTCAATTCTTTCGATTACATTAGTTCGAACATTCGAAGGCATATCGGTACTTTGAGACCAGTAACCTCTTTTAATCCAGCAAGGCATAATGTTTAGTTTAGGTAACATTACTTTAAGAACCTCATCGTGATTGTAAGTAATCTTTTGATTTTTGTTATTTACAAAGGTAATGATTTGGTTTCTACCGTACCAAGATTTACGGACTACGAAGTTTTTACGTTCGATCGGTGGGAAGATTTCATTTAGTTCTTCTTTAGATAGTTTTGAAATTACTTCAGTTAATTTAGAATTTGACATATTTATTAATTTTAATTATTATTTATTTACATTTATATTATCGAATACCGTTCGTATTCAGTTTGTAAGTTTAGTAGAAATCATAGTAGATATCTAATACTTCAGACTTTTGTTCGTCTGTCAGCTGAGTGTAATGCTTATCGAATACTCTCCAGCTTATTTTCAATAGTGTGTAAGAAAAGTTTGACATAGTTTAAGATTTTAAAGGTTATTAATTATTTTAGTAGCAGATATCGCAAGGGATATGACCTGCTCCGTTGACAGCAACATCGTAGCTTATTGCAATTAATGCTGCGATAATGAATGCTGTAGTTCCGATGACCAGTGCTTGGCCCGCATACTTTAGGATGACTTTGTGATTGAATTTGTACATAGTTATTATTTTTTGTATTCATATATATTATCGTTAACCGATCGTGCTAAGTCTGTAAATGCTATACATGGATCCTGTATCCTGTGCCTGGGAAAGCCCGAACCCTGGTCGAGATCCCGCGAGCTGTGGCGCCTGGGACCTGGCAGCTGATCCTGGGAACGTGATCCTGAAACCTGGAAACGATATGGGGGCTGGCAAAAAGAAACGGGTTTTACTTACGCTGGTGTACAGTGTATATGTAGTAGCAACCCATTACTTCCCTATATCTAACTATTTTTTAAATATAATGTGACACTAGGTAGTTATATATAATAGTAGCAGGCAACTGTCGCATTAAGTACTCCGAAAACAGCGTAATCATACACAGTATGACACAAAAACTATCTCCGGCAGCAAGAAGAGCTAAGCGTGCACGGGACAAAGCATACGCTATGACACCTGATCGGAGAAGGAAAAAAGCACATTCCCAGCGAGAGCGCAGGAAAAAGCCCTGCCCTGACGGTTATGACTACGATCACAAGAGACAAAAGTGCGTATCAATAGCATCCAATAGAGGAAACGAGGGTGAGGGAACTAAAAAAGAAAGTGGTAACGACTACAACACAAACTAAACATGGCTAGAATACATAGATACAAGCAGGGTAATGTTTCATTACTCGACACATTGGTAGGAACCGATGTAGAAAACCAAAAAGCAACTGTAAATATACCAATCGCAGCTGTTGTTGACCTAGCTATTGACTTTTTTAGCACAAACGGCAACGGCGATGGTATAAACCAGAGTCTTTTGGACATCACGACAAGCATAGATGGGAACACGCAATCTATTGCTACTTACCAAAACATAGTAAACACTCTTACAAACGAGTTTACCTCTATTGTAACTCGTACAGAAACACTAGAATCCTCATTTACAACAAACGTTGATGGCGATATAACCATATCTACAGCAAATATCACTAATTTTGCGGAAACAATCGCCGCAGAGGGGTTTGCGTCGGCCACTACGCTTGATTCTTTATCTTCACAAGTCCAGCAAATCATAGATGGACAGCTTACAATAGACACATACGCTACAATTGACCAATTAGCTAATACAACCTCTACTTTAACTGGTTCAATTGCTACATTAGAAGACACTTTAACTGCGGGTTACCAAGCTTACACTGATGGCATACTCACAACAGACGCTTTTGCTTCCGCCGTACAAGGCGTTGAGGTCTCAGCTACAGATACTTTTGCTTCTTCAACGCAATATACTAACCTTAAAGCTAATTTTGGTACATTTGACGCAAATGGCAACCTATTAACGCTGGCAAGTTCTTTTGCAAACAGTGTTTTAACAGCATATACTGACGATACACTAGCTACAGCTTCAGATATAACTACTTTGCAAGCTTCTTTTGGCACTTACGTGCAAGGTGAGCTAGCGACCTACTCAAATACCTCAGCTACAAACTCTTTAATTGCAACCGCTACAGCAGATATGGCAACTGTCCAGGATTTGACAACACTGGAGGCTACATTAGAGACATATGTAGATGGTGCAATAACTGGATCATCGAACGCTGGTATTACCGCTAGCTATTTAACAACTGTTTTAGCGGATTACGCAGAGGCAACGGATTTAACAGAATTACAAGCATCGATAGGAACGTTTGACGCTAATGGCAATATCACTGCATTGTCGAATGCTTTCTCAACACAAGTTACTAGTGCGGTCGCGGGAGAAGGTTACGCGACTACTTCCTCATTAAATACACTTGAGGCATCATTAACAAGTTACATAGACGGTGAAATAGCATCGTCCTCGACTGCAGGTATTACTGGATCTCAATTAACAACAGTCTTAGAAGATTATGCAGAAGCTACTGACTTAACAGCTCTAGAAGCCTCTATAGGTACTTTCGATGCGAATGGTAACTTAACCGCTCTATCTACTGCTTTTGCCAATCAAGTGACTTCGGCAGTAGCGACTGATACATTTGCGGAAGTAACAGATTTAAATGAACTAAAGGCTGAGATTGGTACTTTCGATGCAAACGGAAACCTAACAGGTTTATCGACCGCGTTTTCAACTGAATTAACAGATATTATTGCCACTGAAAACTTGGCGAGCGCTCAAAGCGTTACAGATCTTACAGCCACAGTAACACAAAACAATACTACACTATCTGCTGGTGTTTCCTCTAATCAATCGGCTATTGCTTCAGTCGATGGACAACTAGCAGCTTCCTATGGTTTAAATGTAACAGCGGGGAATGCAATTTCAGGTATGACTTTGTTAGCGGATGGGACTACTAATCTTTCTGAAATTAAATTTGTAGCCGACAAGTTTTCAATAGAACAGCCTAACGGTAATTCTATTGCTCCTTTCGTTCTTAACAATGACGGCTCTATATCATTAAACGGGGCGGTGACATTTTCAAATTCGTCGTCTGGCTCAGGAATTAGCCAAACCGATTTACAAAACTATTTAACAAATAACAATTACACTACAACAAGTGACTTACCTACTGAGTTCACCACTACAGACCTGCAAAATTATTTAGATGATGAGGGTTATGAATCAGGCGGTATTGATTCAGCGCAGCTGGCGACTTATCTTTCTAATGGCGGTTATATAACTGATCAAACCACAATCAGCGGAGGAAAAATTACAACAGGTATTATAGCTAGTCAAAATTTTGCGATGCCCACGAATTCTTTAACATCGGGTTATTCAATTAATGGCATGGGTATAAACCTAGACAATAATTCCATACACGCTAAGGAGTTCTACATTAATGCAGACGGGTCCGCAAACTTTGGGGGTATTCATTCAGCTGGATCAATTGGTAGCTGGACGGTAGACAGTAGTGGGGCGTTAAAAGACAGCTCATCAGAAATTGTTCTAGACCCAAGCGGATCGTACACAGAAGTCGGCACGGAAAAACTTGTGCTATCTTCAGAAGATTTACCAGCGATTGCGCCAAGCGCGGCCACAAGCGCGCAATTTTCTTTAGGAGTAATAGGTCTAGGTAGCGGCTTGTCTACTAGCGCTTATCAATTAAGTAGTAGAACTGGTTCAACAACAACCTCTGGCTCAAACCCTAAAACGAATAAGTATTTCTTTTCAGACATAACCGGCACTATAGCTGGTTCTAACACCCAGGGCAATATAGCTTACGACGCTTATGGCGGTGGGGATTTTACATATACAATACCCTATGGAGCGGGGCCTACTTTTGGCGAAACTAGCGCAGTAGCAACATTACTTGGAGCAGCGGGTATAACTTTTGGTTTTCAATCCGAATTTGGTAAAGATTACGGCTGGGGATCAATATCCTCATCAAGCGGCAACACCACCTCGGGGCCAAGCGAAGGAGGACTTGATGATGCTAATGGCGGCAACAGCGTTGATGAGCCAACTGACGGCTCTGGCGGATTAGATTATGATAGCATCCCTAACATAACTGATATTGCAGGTTTTGATTACACGCTAAATGTTGTATTCAAATTTTATTTTGTTCCAGACAATGGTGGCGCTAGTGTTTTATTAAAAACTGAAACAAAAGCAGTAGCTTCTGGATCTATATCCAAAGATTTAAGAGACGCAACTTCGGTTATTTTGAGCCCTAATAACGATAATGAGTATTTCGGCGTTATTGCTAATGTGCCAGGCAATTGGGCGTCTGGTCAAATTGAGGGAACTTATCAAGCCCCGACATCATCAAACATAGGTACCGCTACAAATCCAGGTGATATACGTGTGGACTCTTTCTATGAATATGATTTTAGTAATATATACGTATGGTCAGCTGGTACTTCAACTTCAGGGTATGATATGACAACGCCTTGGTCATACATACACCCCACGGTCCGACAATATCTTTCTTCCGGTGAAGACTTAACTAATTCTTTTAGTAATGTATTATTTACAGGCGCAACAGCAAAAACAAATATTGGATTAAACGGTATACAGGTTAGGGGTAATAAAGGTTTTGTTGCCCTCGGGGATGTTGTTCCCGGGTCCGCTAACGCGGTTGCTCAGGTATGGGGTAACACACAAGTATTCGGTACTTTAACAAGTAACGCTGCTCGTACTTTTTCAGATAAAAATCTAAAAGAAAATATTATACCAA